AGGATTATCATCTGGATGCCAACTGAAATCAAATTCAGCAACAGCTATTTCATCGGGAATCTTAAAATTTTCTCTGCATGGCAATTTAACTGCTTTAAGAATATAAGTATCAATATATTTTACTTCAGTAGCACTTTCAACAACATATCGTGGACCACCTGTCTTTTGCCATTGAGTACCAAACTGGTAAATAAAAGCTGGATCTTTTGGATTAGGCTTCCAACTAAAATCAAACTTACTAATATCAATTCTTTCAGGTATAGTCCATCCGTTCATATCTACGTCAAGCCTAGCAACAACTTTGCTTATGTATTTTAAATTAGTTGCGTTTGGCATACGATACTCAATCGTATCCATAATCTCACTTGGATACTGCGTGTTTCCAAATACATATATAAAGGGTTCTTCTGTTGCATCTGGATGCCATGAATAATCAAAATCTTTTATTTTAAGATTATGTAACACTGCCCAATTACTTCTATCAGAAGATGCCTTTACTTTTGCTTTTTGTATGTCAAGATACTTTATTTCAGTTGCGCCATCCATAACATAACGAGGGCCACCTGTCTTTTGCCATTGAGTAGCAAATTCATATATAAGATTAGGCTCTCTTGGATCAGGCCTCCAAGAGAAATCAAAAGATGAACGGTCTATGTCATTTGGTATAATCCATCTATCCCATTCAGGGACAACATCAATAAGTTCTTCCATATACTTGTACTCAGTGGCATTAGGCATATGATATTCTAATGTAGATTTTAGTGTACCATCAATATGCTTATTTCCCCATACATAGATGTAGGGAGGATCCTTGGGATTGGGTGCCCAGCTGAAATCAAATTTCTGTTCATCTATTTGTTGAGTTATTTCCCAATTAATTTTGTTTTCACCTAAAATAGCAATTATATCAGATACATATTTTATTTGACCAATCGCTTTACTTGATGCGAGTCTAGTCACGGTGCTAGGAACATATTGTATAGTTGGCATTACTTCTGCTGGATACAAGTTGTTTCCAAATACATATATGTAGGGCTCATCTGTTGAGTCTGGATGCCATGAATAATCAAACTCATCAATAACATTAGTGTATAGTATTTCAAAGTTATTCTTATTTGGTAATGCTTTTGCTTTTTGTATGTCAAGATACTTTATTTCAGTTGCGCCATCCATAACATAACGAGGGCCACCTGTCTTTTGCCATTGAGTAGCAAATTCATATATAAGATTAGGCTCTCTTGGATCAGGCCTCCAAGAGAAATCAAAAGATGAACGGTCTATGTCATTTGGTATAATCCATCTATCCCATTCAGGCAATACTGAAATTAAATTAGGCATGTATTTTGTATCTGTTGCATCAGACATGTGATATTCTAATGTAGATTTTAGTGTACCATCAATATGCTTATTTCCCCATATATAATTCATAGGAGGATCTACTGGACTAGGTCGCCAAGACATATCAAATAATGTTTTATCTATTTCTTGTATTTCAATCCATCTATCCCATTCAGGCAATACTGAAATTAAATTAGGCATGTATTTTGTATCTGTTGCATCAGGCATATGATATTCTAACGTAGATTTTAGTGTACCATCAATATGCTTATTTCCCCATACATAGATGTAGGGAGGCTCTCTTGGATCAGGTCGCCAAGACATATCAAATAATGTTTTATCTATTTCTTGTATTTCAATCCATCGTTCTGTCTGAGGTAATAGTTCTATTATCTCGCTCATATATTTGATATTAGTTGCATTAGGAGCATGATATTCTAAACACGCTTGCAATTCTACTGGAAAAAATTTGCATCCCCAGGTATAGATGTACGGTGAATCGGTTGGGTCCGGATGCCAACTAAAATCAAATTTAGTTTTATCCACTAAATCTAATAATACCCAATTATTATTTTTTTCATTGTTGCGAGTTAACGGATTGACATCAGCCCGATATATGATTACCTCACTAAAACATGATGAACATAGCCATGTTCCGCTATCTTTTTGATGGTTGCTAGGCCATACGTTATTATGTTCTTCTACCCAAACATCTTCGTCTGATAGAAATTCAAAATCCCAGTCCCAATCAAAATTGCGATAATCACAGTATTCATTGACTATCCAAAAATGTTCAGTGGTGCATTGACTTCTTGCATCTTCTACTGAAGTTGCAAATTTTTCTCTTGGGTGAACATTGGGTTTTTGATTGAAATAAAATACATCACGGAGCATTTTAATACTTATGACAAAACGTTGACCCCATAAAGTTTTGCAAACCTATCAGCATCATCTCTATTGTTTACCATTGGTTCACCACGGATGTTTAAACTTGTGTTTAATAACATTGGACAACCAGTTAGTATATACCATTTCTCTAATAACTCTCTAATCCCTGATCCATCTTTTGGTACGGTTTGCACACGACTAGTACCGTCATGATGTACAATAGCAGGAAATAACTCAGGCAACCTACAAGTGCCGACTACTTGCATATACCTACTGTTATCCCAATGTATAGGCATAGTAAAATATTGATGAACATACTCTTCCAGAATGACCGGTGCAAATGGTCTAAACTTCTGTCTACGTTTAATCTGATTTACTTTATCTTTAATCCGGCCACCTCTTGGGTCTGCAAGGAGACTTCTGTTGCCCAACGCTCTTGGCCCGAACTCTGCTCTCCCTGATGCGACACCAACAATACTATCACTAAGTAAAACATCAAGTAAACTGTTAACAGGATAGTCACCAGAAATTCCATAGCCAAGAAAAGCATCAACCCAATTAACTTTACCCCCTTGTCCAAGACACGCTGCACCAAGACTATTACCCGCGTCTCCGGGATTAGGCATAATCCAAATATTTTCATAGTAATTTCCTAACAATCTATTTGCTACACAATTCAAAGCCACGCCGCCACCGTATACTAGATTACTACTAGAGCCCATTATTCTGGCTTTAGCCATTACTGTGGTAATCATATGTTCTACTAGATGTTGACTACTACTAGCAATGTCCATTAGATCAGCATCTTTTAAGAAATCTTTACTAACTCCGGTATGTAAATTTTGTTTGAAGATTAATCTATCATCTACTATTTCATCCATCATTTCATTCAGATGAATCGGTTGCCCATATGCTGCCATTCCCATTAGAATATATTCTTCATCAAGCGGGCGCAATCCAACTCTTTCAGTCATTGCTGAATAGAACAATCCAATACTATCTGGATATTGCATACTCCAGAGTTTTTTATATTGTGCTTTGTCGGTTACAAAATCATACCAAGCATCCCAGATAGTAATAGTATCAAACTCTCCGATGGCATCAATCACCACTACGGTCGCATCATCAAACGGACTTGTTTGAAATCCTGCTGCTGCATGACATAAATGATGTCCATGCGTATGAATCTTAGGCTCACTCATTTGACTATACGCCGATCCCAATATCTTTTCCCATGTTGGCCAAATAAACCCTTCACCGCTACGTAGTTGTCTCAATGACTTTAACCACGGGCGTTCATAGTAATGATATTCTAACTGTTCAGAGTTAGCATATGGTAGTGCATCAGTTAACAATTCTTCACATATATCTTTGTCGTGTTTCTTCTTACTATACCGTTCGCTATGTCCAGCAAACAATATGTTACCATGGTCATCTACTACACTAACGGCTGCATCATGGAAGCCGGCACTTATACCTATAAAATTCATTAGTAAATAAACGGATCACGTTTCCGCAATTCTTTTAATCGTTTTCTATAGCGTAATTCTCTGGTAATTTTACCAAACACGGTTTCTACGATAAAATGTCTAATTTTTTTAAATATGCTCATTGTCAAGAGCCTTTCTATATATATCAAGTACGGCAAATATCTCTGTTTTCAACACAGTTTTAAAATGTGATATGTCAATTTTTTCTAACAACTGTTTGGCTGAATCTGTGTTTAAAAAGTAATGTCCACTTACTAATAATTTAGTTTCATCGCCTGTTACCTCAGGGGTAACCCATTTCTTCCATACTTCTGTTTCAAGTACAACTTTCTTAAATGCAAGATACTCAGTGATGAATTCTTTGCCCAAGTTAGTAAGTACAGTAGTGTGAATCACTCCTAATTGCGGAGCAATATTTAACGAATCTACCCCGGCTAGCTTTCGCAAAACAATCTCTTGTCCAGTTAGGTAATCAGCATTGTGTTCTTTAAATAAAAACCCATGATTATGTATAACCTCTGCTAGTTTAGTATTAGCTTCTACTGCAAAATGTCCTACTTGTTTGTGTTTGGTAAGACTTCCGGTTCGCCCAACAACAAATTTAATTTCAAATGGATATCGTCTACTAAACTCAACATCATAATGTATTTGATTATTGTTTTCTTCTACACTAAGATTATCTTCACTTCCAAATTCTAACATCATGTCAGGATTTAACTTCAAAATGTAATTGATAAGTTGATCTGCTATTGCGTATTTTTCTTCTTTTGCTATTCTGCTGATATCCACATGTATCAAATTAAATCCGTTCTTAACGTCAGAATCAATTGTGTTGATACAATTTTTTAATGCATCTTCAACAGATAATCCATTATCAATATCACCGTAATATGGCCCGCAGTGGTCTCTACAGATGAGTACTCTTTCAGGATCATAATTTGCGTTAGTTTTGATGAAATCTACTAATTTTTCAGTGGTAAACGAATATCCGCTATTAGCATCAACTTGATTCCTGCTAGCAATAATCATAATTGGGAAATTATGTACCTTGCTGTATTCCAAACAAATCGTAACTATTTCTGGACTCATGGGACCCACACCCAATTTAAATTTCTTCAAGTCCATTTATTATTCTCTCTAAATATATACAAGCATCTAATACAGCACCGTTACCTGCTTCAGAGGGTGTTACGTACTTTGCTGATTCTCTTGCTTCTATTCTTGCTGATTTAGGTGCAATGCCAACTTTAACTCTTTTTAGTATAGGTGCATCATTATATCCGTCAGCTATATATGCAGTGGTTTCAAAATTGCAATTATTTTCAAACCATCTCATACGATCTTCTTCGGTAACTAATATCAATTGCGATGGATTATAGTTCCAATCTTTTACTATTCGGGCGTAGGTTATTTCCCAGCCAGTCACATCTGCCGTAATAAAGGTAATATCATTAAGATATTTCTTTATTATTTTGAATCCATCTTTGTCGTGTGGACCAAATACTTTGAACATCTTACCCTGACTGCTATATAAAATATGCCCAGTGTTAAGTACTCCGTCAATGTCTAAAACTAATTTATTAATTATCATCTTCAAGTTCTGATTGGCTTAGTGTTATACCGGTGTATATTTCAAATTGCTTTTTGAATTGGTGTCGGTAAAACTCTTTTCCGCCTATATATTTAATATCAGATGAGATGGTTTGTTTTTTTAAATCATTATCAGCCATTGCTAAATCAATTACACAGCTTAAGTTTGGTAACTTAACAAAGGGGCTATCCTCTGTAGAGGTGCCCAAACTTGTGCAGTTTATTACAGTTCCAGTTAATGATTGTATTTTATCCCAATTATCCAATGAACGACTGTATATATTAGCTCTAGAACCTAAGATTTTTTTAAACATATTGCCCATTGCCCCGTTTCCCAATATGTTAATTGGACTAGAGTCTGGAACTGTTTTTAGTACATGTATTGCACCGTAGTAATCAGCATTGTAACCAATATACTTTCCATCAATATTTACTACTGTATTACAACTATTGAATTGAGTAACTAATTCATCCACTTCATCTAATAAAGGTATGACTAGAGATTTATAAGGCATACTTACACTAAATCCACTACTATTAGAATTTTTTAATTCGGTTACACTATCAACTATGTTTTCGCATTTTAATGCGTTGTAAGTGTATGGTAAGTTCTTTAAATTAAAAAACTTACGATAGTACGTCTCTCCCGTTTTACCTGGATATTGGCTTAGACTATAAAATTGTTTCATTCTAACTCTTGGAACAACTTGATACCCAAATACCACAAGAACAAATCAAATGGTGCGGTATGTAAGGGGCTCATATTCCAAAATATAATTGGTATAAGTTGTTGAACTTTGTTATAATCTAAGTTGTTATCCAATATATATTTCTTTAAACGTTTTTGATAAACATTTATATGATCTACATTTGGGATGCTTAATGTCACTGCGCCATTGTCTATTTCAATGTTGAAATTATGATTCTTAATGTTAGCGTAGTTAATAATCAACCCCCCTGCCATCTTAGCTAGGTCATAGTATATATCACCGCACTCAACTAAGCCGGCAAATTCGTGACGCCAATCTATTATCTTAAACTCTAAATCTTCGCTGATAACAATGTTATCAAACTGCAAATCACCATGAAGAAATCCAGGACGAGTAACAGTAGCAAAGTATTCCCAATCTATTTTATCGAGATAGTAATTATAATCCTTAACTTCTACTCCATCAATGTTAGTAACTGGACTTAAGTTAGGATACTTTTCTAAAAACTTATTAATACGTGATAATGATTTAGTTTTATAAAATTCAACACTAGCATTGTAAATGTCGGCATCGCAATCTTTCCAAACATTTGTTTCTAACCAATCTAGTAAAGGAGTAAATGCCGCTGGATTATTGAATTCGTACAATGTTTGTCCTTGAAAGAAATCATAGGCCATGTAGTTACCGCTATGTTGACAATTATCCGGAAATATACTGAAATTGGCCAATACTTTATCGTATTTCTTTTTAGCCACAGATCCGTCTAACCACCATTTAACTACACGATTGTTACAGATATAAGTTACTTCATCTTTCTTTGTAAAGTCAAACTTTTGACTCTTACTTAATTCAGTTTGATATATTATTGGGCTACCAAAGTCTAGCCATGTATTAAGACCTGCTGTATCGCTGCCTAGCTTAATAATACCAATGAATTCATTGCTGTGACTAGCTTCTAACCTAGCAAAGAAATCACTGTAATCATTGATATACATCAAACCAGTAAATGCTTTCCAATTAGAGCTAGTTTCTTCTTTAAACTTAATATCATGTATATAAAAACTATTGTTCAAGTCAAACATAGTATAAAGATGTGTATCTTGTGCTGGAACTGTTTTAACAAAATAACAATCTTTATCTCTAACTTTATCTACTACTGATTGATCAAAGTATGTATCACAAGGTACATACCAAAATGAGGAGTTGATTAAGTCTTTACATTGTAGTAAGGTATAGCCTGTACCAGACTTTGTGCTTTGCCAGTCATCAACAACAACAAATTCAATATGTCTATCATTGTATGCTACGGCACAGAAATCTATAATCTGTTCTTTTAAATAGCCTAAGGGAATAATAAATCTAGTATCTTTAGGGAAGCTATCAATGATATGTGATATTACTGGCTTATTCTTATAAGGCAATAGTGCTTTGTTAAAATTTTTTGTGTAGTTGCCCATTCTACTACCGGTACCGGCAGTAGGAATAATTACTGTATTAATTTTCATGTTCATAGCTTATTCGGCCGTGTGTTCTTCCACCGTCATCTTGTAGCCTGATTACATCATCAAGTTCAGTAGTGCTTGCCTCAATGAATTCAAGATCAGTTGTTGCAACCACCCGATGAACAAATCTCGGCTGCACATCAAATGAAACACCCTCTGTTAGTTCAATGATATCAAATGAAGATTCATATTCCATGACTTGTGTAATAGTCATTCCATTATTTAAAAAGGTGTCAATGTCAAATGATTCTTTACTTCTATACAATAGACCAGTACCACTTAGCACATAGTTAGTTTCAAACTTAAATTTATGCACTTGCAAGCTGGTACGATTTCCAGCTTTGAAAAGTATTCGTTTCAAAGCATATGGGGTTCTTACGCCGTCAGCAATCCAAAGTTCGTGACCCCAATGTTTGTTTATTTTTTGTACCATTTGTTTTCCTTACCCTTAATTAATAATTTTATTAACTGTCATATATCTGTGTAATTCTTCAGCCCAAGCTAAATGACTTTCCGGACTTGGGTGCCATGTTTTATTGTAGGGGTCTTTAAACTTAGAATCAATAAACCCTTTAAAGGTATTATTGGTTTGATCCTTATTGTAGAAATTTACAGAATTTATTGTATTCCACAATGTAATATAATTTGCTATTTCATGTTTTCTTCGTGCAATAGTTGAGTCATATATAGTGCTTACATCAGGTTTTAGTTTGTTAACTTCTTCTGATATATTTAAATCTATCCAATGTGTTATATTCTTGCCAGGGGTTTGATAGAATGAATTAAATTGCAGATATTTAATTTTATAGCGTATACAAAAGTTTTCAAACTGTACTGCATCAAATATGAATCGGCGGATGTAATCTTCTGGGTTCCATAAATAAGTTACATAATATTCCCAAAATTTCTTAAATTCAATATCTCTAACTGAAGTAGGAATAGTAGGAAATAGTCTCAATGAATGTGATTGTTTTCCATCGTCATACCAAAAACTATTTCGTTCCGGGCTACTCCATCCAATTATAACAAGTATGTCGGATGTAGGTAAGTTTTTTTCAATAAAGTTAGTTGCAATATATGACATAGTACGTCTTAGTATACTTCCGTTATCATCAGCCGGCCATGCTAAATTAATTAAATCAGCATTCATAATTTTAGCTAGATGGGTAGGCCAGATTCTAGCAATTCTATAACTATCGTTTTCTTCAAAAAAATCATATTCTGTTACATGTTTTTTGTCAAGATGTTTGTTTACTACAGCATAGTCAACTATCTCACTGCCGAATGTCCAACTATCACCATTAGTTATTAATTTAAATGTCATTTGGATAAAGTTCTTTTAGTTCATTTGATAAATGATTGGCCCACTCTGCATGTCCTACTGACATAGTATGATGGTCCTTTGCCATTGGTAAATTATTTTTCAAACAGAAATCAAACATTACATTTAATGAATCATCACAGTCTCTAGTTTGTAGTATAGTAGGTTTTTTAAGTTCATTTATTTCAGTTGTAAACGATTTTAGCACTTCTTCAGTTCCACCATATATCATTCTTTTCCATGGTAAACTACTGAAAAACATATATTTAATATTTAAGTTTTCTAGCATATTACTCATTAAATACATTTCTTGAAAATAGTATGAGTAGGTTGAATATACGCTAAAAAAGTCACCCACATATTGTTTTTGCCAATCATCTATCCTGCGTAGAAAACTTGATGAAAAGTTTGGACGAAAAAGTCCCCCATGACTACTGACTGGCTGTGTTGCATTGAACATACACCATCCTTTCGTATTTTCATTTTCTTCAAAATACATTTCATTGCGATCCGCAGTAGTCCAGCCCAATACTATTACCAAGTTTTTATATTCTTCTTTGGGATATTTTCTCAAAAAATCACAAGTGGTACGAATCATTCGTTTATTACTTCCGGCTCCCTGTGCTTTGTTAGTAAAAGGAACATTAAGATGTTGCGCTAACTTAGCAGGCCAACCTAGTTTATTTAGATAATTATATTTTTGAGGGTAAGGTATACTTTTTAATAATGGATCTTGATCTATTCCATTGCCGGCTGTCCAGCTACAACCATTAGTGTATAAATGATTAATCATATTTGATTCCTAGTTTATCTTCTGTGCTTATTTTTTTAAAATGTTCCTCATCTGTAAATCCAAAAGAACCATAATGTAGATTATCATTCCGAAAACATTCTTTAAATTGTGTCATTGGATCAAACATATATGATTCATTCCTATATATGGCATATTGAAACCTTTTATGAAAAGTACTTGAGTTTGTGATGTTATTATCTTTTAAAAATTCCAATACGGTTTGTTTTTCATCTTGTTCTGCCGTCATATTATTTATTATATAATCAAACACAGTATACATTTTACATGCATTTTCAAAATTTAATACCCAAACTACATCATCTAATCTTATTTCAGTATAACAATCACTATACAGTACTGTTGGAGTTTTTTCATATAGATTTATTTCATTTATCAATCTTCTTTCCGTACCAAAAATAACATCAGGTCTAATTTTTATAACCACATCATATTTTATATCATGCTCAGTTGAATACTTTTCCATAATCTTAAACGATTCTGATGTAGAGTACCAAATTGGATTTATATGTCTTTCGCTATATGATTCAAAATCATCTACAATAATACCTCTAGGATTATAACATGAAGCAAATTTTTCTATTTTTTCAGTTGTAATAAAATGATTTTGTCTAGGCAATAAAGATATACCGTTTATTGATGATTTACTAAATGATTTATATGATTCATAATTCCAAGTGTGGACAAAAAAATCACAGCTATCCCAAAGTTCACCTATAAATCGTTTTATGTTTGGGTAAGTTTGTATACCGGTGCGAATCTGCCCACTGAAACAAAAAGCAATTTTCATTGAAATAAAATCCTATTAGCATTAACAATTTCATTCCAGTCGGTTGGCCATGTTAAATTTGTTGCCGTTTTTCTAAAAACTGTATGGGGTATATTAATGTTTTTAATTAAAATATTTTTAATAGTTAACCATTGGTACAAATTAACATTATACCCACAACTCTTAAGAGCGCAATCATTATAATTTTCATCAAGCATTTCCCAAAATTTACCCGATACAAAGTATCTATAAAAATTGTCAACTACATTCATAATTCTGCTATTGCCAAAATATATAACATCATTAATATGCGGCAAAAAATATTCATTTGGAAAATAATGAGTTTCTCCGTATATAGCTGTCGGTAATATAGTACCATGTTGTTGCAACCAATGATCAAACTTTTCTGTCGGTGGATAGCACACATCAAATCTTGCACTAACTACAACATCAAATTGAATTTCGTTTTCTAATTCATATTGTGTTTTTAGTGAATTTGCTCTCATCTTGCTATACGACATATGAGACCAAACTACAGGTTTTCTTTGATTTGCACTATTTTCTTTATCAAATTTAGCAACAAACTCTGGATAAATCAAATCTAATGAATCACACACATCAGACACAACTTTTTTATCTTCCACTAGTATATCGGTCATACCAAACGTATCAATTAAGTTATCTGCTAGAGTTTTGTTATCATAGTCATCTTGCCAACTTTTAGCAAATTGAGTATTATAATTTTTAAATTTATTTACTACATGATCTTGTGTCACATTAGATGATTTTAAAGAATTAATGAGCGATTTCCTAGAATATCGGTGTTCTTTTTTATAATAACTGTTATTCCAAGTATGTCCAAAAAATTTATAATTATTAACATCACTACTAAAGAAATGTTTAATGGCAGTGGCGGTATGTTGCCACGTTCTTGGCTCACCGCTTAAGCAAACTGCAATATTATAAGGTTTCAAAAGAATTTAACTCCTTCTTAATATCAAGATATTCTTGCGTTCTTGCTATTTTAAAATTCTGAAGTGAATTTATGTTTTTTATTCCAAGTGACCTGACAAAAGGATAAAACCCTACTTCAGGTGGTTGAAAAGTTATATTAGGTCCAACTACATTATATGCATCAATAAAGTTTAATCCATGTATAAACTGAGATATTTGGTCGTAGGTAAAACTATCTGTAAAATAAAAAGTATCGCCTATCATAAATGTACCAATATTTTCCATCCATCCATTGTTTGTAGAATATATTGAATTATACTCAAGTTTTTCAGGAACTATAACCGGTGCGGTGAAAAGTAAATCAGTTCTCACTCTAAATACTATATCATACTCAAAGTTATTTTCTAATTCGTATTGTCGCTTGAGTTGTGAAGAATACCATAAACTATAATATTGTCCTCGGCACCACCATCCTAGGGGAGTTTTCACAAATTCATTAATAAAACTAGGATCATTACTTCGATTGGGAATTTCTTTATTATCAAATTTATGCTTTTTTGGCTGTAATCTATCTATAATTAGATTTTTCTCATCTTCGGATATTTTTTTATTATAATTTTTTGGTGCACCCGGAATAGTATTAATTATACTAGGTAATGAATTATAATCCCATAAATGAAAGAACAAATCTTTTTCTATCCCGGGCATAATGTTATCTATCCAATTTTGATAACATTTTTCCCATGTCCTAGGCTGTCCACTAATACATAATGCCACTCTCATGGTAGTTTATGTTCTTCTTTTAATATGTCATTTTTATTTTGTCTACATTTTTCATAAAATGATTTAAACTCAGGAAAAACTTCTAGAAAATTCTTGTTATGGCGTCTATCCATGTCGTTAACAAAATCATAAAACTTTGCTCTGCCTTCAACTACAACTGGATTTTTTTCATCATGTATTGAGTTAAAATGAAGTACGTCAAATACAATTCTTTTCATTTTTTCAACTTCATATGACTCGTAACCTTGATGCAATCCCCAATGTGAACTTCCTGTATTTTTTGACATAAAGTTAATTGCCGGGACTAAGTATTGCTCAATCAAATTCTTATCTGAAAAATGAGCATCTAAACATTGAGGATGGCGTAAATAGGGAATATCAATGCCGACTATAGCAAAATGCTCTCCGGATAATTTGTTTCTTTCAGTATGAGAAATTTCTCCACCTAGATTAAAACCAAATTGAGTTTCTAACTGTAATAGTTCTCTGTCAACATTGTATTTGCTTCGCAAATCAGATTGCCATTCTAATAACTGTTGTATACTAGTAACACTTAATAAGTTAAATGTACACATGATTACGCATCTTACCCCACCAATTTGCAAGACTTCTTCATATCGTTTTTTGAATAATTCAAAATCTAACCCCGGGCGTAGATATTCGGCTTTCTCTCCCCAAGCATCAACACTTGTAAACAATGTAAACTTCTTAACATACTTTCCATTTACTAATACTTTTATCTTGTCTAAAAATGAATACCATAACTTGTCTGGTACACCCATGTTACTATTTATACTGAAATCTAATTCAGAATTTGGATTCTCAATCAGCCAATCAATGCTTCTAAATGTTTCTTTACTTAACAATGGCTCTCCGCCAGTAATACGATAGAACTTAAGTTTCTTATATGCATCGGGGAACCATTTCCAAAATGCGTCAACATATGGATTATGTTCTCTATTCTTGTACGCTATAGCATCTAAGTCTTGCCAGCCCTGTACCCATTGTACCTTGCTGGTGTTGTCTAGTACCTTAACTGGGCCGTTTCTTTTTAAATCTTCTACCCAAATACTACTGTACTCGGGGCCGCAATAGACACAGCTAAAGTTACACACATTACTAAAATCAACTTCTAAGTAAGTAGGATAATAGTCAATCTCATGTCCGTTTTCAAGCACCATGTCATGGCTTGACAATGCCCAGTCCTCAAGGCTCTTGAAGTATCTATCACTTGGACTATTTCTATCTTCCATTCGCCAGCAATAATCACACTCACTTGGTTTCTCACCGGACAACATTTCTTTTCGTGCTTCTTTTAACTTGCTTGTGTTAAACAATGCAGCTGGATTATTCTCTAATTCTTCTAATGGCACAATATGTGCTTTTGGGTGATGACATGAATGTACCAATCCAGTACCCAAATGCATAGTAACCTGTGTAAACTTTGCTAAACAAAACCCACATCCAGTATCATTTAATAGATTTTTTACAGTTTGTATATTTTCTTTATTAGAAACAATATCACCGGAATTATTCTTTATCCAAATTACATCATTTAATTTTTTCATCACCAACCTTCAATCTTTCTTATTACATCCATCTCTGTTACTAATGGCCCAATATTATACTTATCAGCATTATAGTGTCGCTTGAAGAATTTACTTTGTTCTTTGCCCAACACACACATGGGCAATCCAAGTTTGGCATGTAAAACTTCACCTATCTCGGTCGCTGCACATTCTGGATCTCTATGCTTATGTTCTTCCCACAATACAATATAGTTATCAAACCATTGTACATTAGTGTGGTCCCAATCAGTTAACATAGTCATATATGTTCCCAATCGTGCTCCATAAATAGCCCACATTCCATTCTCAACATCTGCACCTACATTTTGCCATATTGTTAAATTGTTGAGGTTACGAGTTGCAGTAGTTTCTTTGAATGTGTTGATATCAGTCTTGGCTCCTTTATCAAGAACCATTTTTACTCCTTCTCGGAATCCAGCACGCCACGCTTGAAACGGAGTATAATTAGGATAAGTGGTAGAATAACAATCGTGCATTGACCAATACAAGCTGTCAGTACTATCTAAGCAAAAATCAGCTACCCGTGTTATATCACCGTCTGTTTGATTTTCGTGTGTTTTCATATTAGCAACATAAGTCTTTGTCCAACTACTCAGCCCACCATTACCATATCTCAACCCATTGATACTATTGATAGCTTTCCAACGATATTGTGCCAGTTTGAATTTAGAATCTTTGTCGGTAAAATCTAATTGCATATTGAAGAAACTTTCTTCGGGCATATTATCACCGTCAATTAGGATAAATCTTTCAGTATCACTAGCTTCACCTGCTGCTTTGTGTGCTGCATCACTACCTTTAATTCCATCAACACGCACAGCCCATGGAATCATATTTTTAATTTTGAGCCAAAATTCTTCTTTCTGTGGTTCGTCATAACTTAGATAAATAGTTGATAGATCAGCAATACAAACAATATCGTTGTTCATTTTTTAGAAACCCTTTATGAAATTTTTAGAAAACAAGTATACAGCTACTTATTATAGCATTATTTATAGAGCAAAAGTAACACCTGAAATTATCCATGCGCTTACATGAATTCAGTGAACTACAAGAGCGTAGCTATACACATCCGGGCATACGTGCTCACTTAATTGCATTAAAATACAGTCCTTCGGGAGAAGGTAGAGATCAAACTACATGGAAGTCGCCGGAAGGCAACATCCTAAAGATTTTCGGTACACAAGAAGGTCAAGAAGGATTTACGGAAGATCATAAAATGTTCAAGGCTTGGACCATTTACTGCAAGTCACATGCTAGTAACCCTTACATTCCGCATTTCAGCGATTGGATTGGCTTTGAATATCCACTAGGAAGTAAGCAGATGTATCTCCAGATTAAAATGGAAAAACTTTCAGAAATCCCCGATGAGGAGATTAAGGAGTTACTTGAGCAAATTGACTTGGCAATCACTGAGGGTCGTAGTTATGCAACCTTTAAGCGTATCGTTGCACAAGAGATGGGCACTAAATTTGTCACAACCACACCGTGGGTTAAAGATCCTACACTGTTTAATACAGTACTAGAGATTAACACGATTGGTAACAAGCATGGATGGGGATTGGATCTACATCACGGTTGCAACTATATGATGCGCGGTAATCAAATAGTGATCGTCGATCCGTGGATAGTCGATCCGCAGGGGTCCGGTTCTTACTAAATATATCAGGCAAAGCATAGAACTCCTTGTCAAAAAGAAACTAGCCATTCCTACCGCTAGTCAATGCTCAGTTGGTCACGCTCGCATAGCAAGAAAGCAATCATCAAAATTCATAAACAGTTAATTTCCAATATTGTTTTTCCACTGCATCTTCTTCAGATACAATAACACTTAGGTCTTCGGCAGCGCATAAAGTTCCAGTAATACTGAGTGTCAATCTAACGATAGTTGCGTGAGTAGAATTTTTGATAACTTTGCCATCGATTATTCTTAGATCATATCTGCCCTCAGCAAAAGTTTGAGCATCAATTACTACATAGTTACCTTCTAAGTTATCACCTGAATAACATATTATACTACCTAAATCATCATAATACAATCTAAATTCGGGCTTTACGATAACCGGCGCATTCCAAACAAACATAGAATTATCTGTATCCTCTGTCATTTCAGATTCTCCAATATAGTATTTGCAAAGTGCTTCACATGATAGTGAAATGGATACAATTGAGGAATAGTGTTAACACGAATAGTATGGGGTAGGATCTCAGTGGTGAATATATCTGTCCAATCCTCTGAGGGAGTATTATTGATGTGCTGCTTCATGTGAATCATTGTCATTGGTTCAAATTGCGGAAGTGTAGTTTTTTCCACTCCTATTATGTGAGAAGCGATTGCATATACCCAATCAGTAGTAGCAAGCTCATTTACATTGCATTGTAGGGTGTCTCGTACCTCTTTCCAATTTTCCCAAATAGTTCTAGTTGTTTCAAAAAATTGTTGAGCCAACTGTGATTTCTTAAAATAGGTAATCCCGTTATATGTATTTGGTAACTTATTATCAATAATAAATTTACGATAAAATTTCACAGTAGAATCCTCTTGCATAAAGTTTTTTACTTTAGTGCATATCACCACATCTCTATCTTTCAATGAATCAAACCAATATTCAATTGATCTAGGGATATACATGTCTGCTTCTAACTTGATTGTATATTCATATGGACTAGCTTCATAGACTTGCCAATCGTTTTGTAATTTCCAAAATATATCAGGGCACTGATCACCATGTGGTAACATTTCGGTTGTTATAATAGTAACATTGGCATTGGGCATTACTTGTTTAATACTAAGTTCCAAAGCCTGGGCGCATTTCACATAGCTATCTCCCTGCGCCATTATCACAAAGCCTTTATTATTTTCCATTTTCAATAATCCCTACATAGAGTTCTTTGTCCATGACATGGAAATCTAAATTATTAATTGTTATATATTCTTTACGAATTTTACCTCTTTGCCAATTATCAAAGGTAACTGTGAATTCTGAATCTAATTCATCTTCATTAGACTTATATATCTGTGTATTGCTTCCTATATGTAATAAATTCCAGGGGATAAAATCACGGGTATCAGTTAAATGCCCATTAATAATATTTAATGCGATAGTCAATGCATAATCATTTCTATAGATACCCGTATTGAATGAATGCAGATTCATATAAAATTCATAATTATTTTGTACCATCTTCATACAGTTAAAGATATTTTTAACTTTGTTGGTTTTTTTGAACGCAACTACAGTGGCCCAAAGAGAGTTATATCCATAATGACTTATTTTTTCTTGCTCTGCGTTAGGCTGCATCAAGAAATCAATAGTATTATGGCAGCAAAAATCATCGTAGAAATCAAATATCTTTAACAAATTTGATGAGTTTACTATATAATCAACATCCAATAACAATGTTTCATCATATGGGGCGAATTCATATGCTTGCCATCTACCCTTATTAATCCAAGTGCCCCAGACACGAGTATTGCTTTTGTCAGGTGTTATTTTGATTACATTGTCCCAAACAAAGTTAGTATCTTTTGGATATGAATCTGCATCAGTAACTAGAGTTACTGGTAAATTAAGAAAGTGATTAATTCGTTTAGCAGCATATTCTGCCATTTCGTAATAATTAAATTTCTCTGTGTTAAAAGCAAATAAAATTGCACCTCGGGTCATCTCTTGCTCTCAAGTGCTTGCCATTCAGTATACCATTGTTCCATGGTAGTTTCGTAGATTTGTTGAAGTTTTTCTAAAAGTTGCTGACGATCTACTTTAACAGGACTGTTAAAGGTGTCTATAAGAACCAATTCAGTAGAAGAAAAACCAGTGAGCAATAAAATAGTTTCGGCGTCGGCTTTCCATAACCCACCTTGTTCAGCCACAATTAATTTTGATTTGTATTTTTCTGCCAGGTAGGCTTTAGCTGAATTATGATTGAATCTTGCTTTTGAATCGGCAAGTAAGTTTTTGATATCCATCCTACTCTCCTATAAGAGTATTTAGATAGATATAACATAGCCATAAAATTATGTACCTGTAACCACAGCAGTAGTAGTAACTGCTCCCCAAGAATTGGATGTTAGGTAGGTAGTTTCCGGGAAAGCAACAGTTAATATTGAGTTTGCACCCGCTGCTGCTGTTAACCCAGTAGATGATAGTTCTGCCCAATTGCAATATATAGTAATAATGCTGCCGTTATCCAGATTAGTTCCCTGAGTACCATTGGTTTTTGCAAGAATATTGATATTGGTATTTGTATAACCTACTGGAGCCGAAGCAACTAGTTGTTTAAACAGTTGTGTATTAGCTGTACCTAATCCATAGTAACCCGTGTTAGTTGATATTGCATTTACCGTTCCGCTTCCGCCTATTTTAGTAACACCGTTGTATGAAACTGCTGCTACTGTAATTGCCCCACTTGAAGGGGCAGAGATAACTACTGTTCCTACAGCAGTTGCAAGTGCGTTTAGTGAGTTATCAATTGCTGTACCGGTTGGAGCTGAAAATGTTAATTTTAATTGGCCACCCGAGTTAAAAAAGAATCTAGCAGCATTACCATTTGCAAAACTAGCAGTAAAAGTTGCAACTAGATTATTGTTCCAAGTTGTTGCACGGTTAGCAGAGTTAGCAGAAGTCGAACCTTGGATAGCGGCACTTAATCTACTACCATATATAGTTGTTAAGTTGGTTGGTATCGCGGACAAATATGTAATTGTTCCGCCTGCAACCGGTGCAGTAACTGAGGTGATTGCCATTCCTTGATGTGAAGCCGCAGATGCAGTTACATTTACTAAATTTGCCCATGCTCCTACAGCAGCGACATTACTACCTACTGAGACATTAGCAATCGCAGTTTGTCCATACCCTGCACTACTCCCACCTGTTGCCCAAGTAGCATTAAGCGTGTTTGCAGTTGTAGTAGGATTTCCACCTACTAAAGTATTAAAATCTGCTGCGGATACTGTTCCGTATTGTGCGTATGTCATTTCTAATCCTTATTTAGACACCGTAACAATTGCCAAAACTGTTCCAATATCATGTGTTATTTTGTTTTCTAATGCTCGCCCAATGACGTTAAACGCAGTTGCTTCACCTGATTGAGCAGCACGAGCTAATCCTTTACCTGCACTAACTAGCCGCTCACCCTTTTTAACTATACCAGTGACTTTAACTTGAACTCTACCTGTCATAGCGACCGGTGGATGTGTTATATTATCCCCTGCACCTGAATTCATCAAGTAAGCAGCAGTATCAGAGATGACACCAAAGATATCTTCACTTAATTCGTACTTTACGCTGGTGATTTCTTTGTCCCCGCCCAATTCAACAACAGTCCCTGCATCATAATATGCATCAGCTTCAAAGCGTTCAGCCAAGTCAGCATATGTGGCTGTTAATCTACTACCGGCAGTTAATGTCCAATTGCCGGTCAACTGCCCAGCAGTAGTATTGGCACCTGTTGTGATATTTGCTGTTGTAACACTTGAAGGAGCGATAACTCCACCGAATTGTACTACAGAGTTTGCCCCTGTCAAATAGTCAAACACATTTCCGTTATTATAAGTACCTGCAAAACTGATAGGTGTACCATTTGCATACATGTATTTGTCAGTCTTGACACCGTAAACGCCACCTGCTTGGTTAACTACAATGTTGCCTGAATTCACGTATAACCCGGTCCCTGCTACAGTATTCGCGGTTCCTGTACCATCCAGAGTCCAAGTTCCAGTCAATGTACCTGTTGTAGCTGCGCCACCGGTTGTTACTATAGCTGTGTTTAATGTTCCAATATTACCAGTAGTAATATTAGCATTTGCTATAGTGGCGTTGGCTGTAACCGTTGCCAGGCGTACAGTAATCGTATCAGCAACTATGCCGTTCGTCACCGTGATGTTATTTGCCCCAATGTTTCCAGTTACAGTAACTGCCCCAAATGTTGTTGTACCACCGCTAGATGTTGAGGTTAATGCTAACCAGCTAGCAGCCGATGTAGTTCCGTCTGCCGGACAAACAAACATTGTATTAGAATTTGTATTGTACCACAACTGGCCTGCTAATGAGTTAGGGGGAGGACTTGTATTAGCATAGTTTTCAAGTTGGTGAACAAAGTTTGTGTCTACATATTGACCGTAACCGGCGAAGTTTCTGCCCGGTAATGCTAGTGAAGTACTACTTGTATTAACAGTACCATCTGCAATGGTCGTTAACACTTGACCATTGGTTTTTACAATTGTATATGCCATTTTAAAATCTCTCCGATATCTGTTATTTATATTAAATTGTTACCAAATTAGTTAATGACTGCAGGCGTACCGTGTAATCAATCTGAATCTGTCTATTTAAACTCTTTTGCACTGGGTGAAAGATCACGTGGGTCAATAATTTTGTAATAATCGCACCTGAACTGTCAGTTCCGTAGTTAGCAAGCAACCCTAATTCATCAAATATATAAGAACTATTGGTTTGTGTGCTATTATCAAACGCCGCCTGACCCGGTGGTTCACCATAATCTAGTAAACATTGTACCAAAATGTCAGTATAATACTTTCCGGTGGTATGGGAAACTGTCATTTTATTACGGGTAGGGTCCAAGTTAAAAACACTAGTATCGTCTACAATCTTAGCGTAAGTTTGATTGTAAAGTGCAGCATTCTGACCAGTTACATTTGGGGGTAGATAAGTGATAACCCCTGTATCTGAAACACTAGCTCCGCCGTTCCCAAACGCCATTTCATAGATTTCTCCGTATCCACGACTACTTAATGTATCAGCCATGGCGATTGACATATTTTCGTAATTTATAGCATTTTTCTTGTCTACGAAAATTTCCCCGTTATTAGGGTCATGTATTTTAATGAATCCTTCTACTTTGTATGATAGAGTTATTACTGACATTTAATTATCACCTCGCATTTGAACCAAAATTTCTTTAGTATTTGGGTCGGTTATCTTTATCCCAGAAGAAAAGTAAAAGCCAACCTGTTCGTTTGGTTTTGTGCCGGATTTTTCGGTCTGGGGGTATTTATTTTCCACTGGGTTTTCGTTCATATATTATTTATCTTTAGTTTGTATTCGTTCTTAAGAAAGTTGCACCTTGACTATAAGCTATCTGTAACGGATCACCTTCAATCGGGTCATAAACACCTGGGATAGGATTCCAAACTTCTGAATATAACAAGTCTGGCATTACATTATCAGGCATGAGTCCGTACACTTCAGCATATATTGGGGTATAATCTCTAACTCCAGTTCCGTTAGCACCTCTGGTCAATTGACCAAGTGTATTGTTGGCCAAGTCGCATTCTGCGAATGCAATTTGCTCACCGTTAAGGTAGATCAATTGTCCTACAACTAAAGTAATTATTAACGAGTCACCAACAGTAACCTGACTAGAAATTTGTAATACTGGAGCAGCATCTACGATAATTATTTGATAGTTTGTAGGATTTACTGTAGTTACGGTTGTTACATTGTAAACCTCAACAAGACATATTGCATTTTTATTAGCAGTCAATCCAATATTATATTTACCATCTACTGCTGCCGGACATACTACATTTTGTATAACAGTATCTGTCACACGGGTTATGTCATTTACATATATAGTAGTGTCAGTAAACTGGAGAGAATGAGTCAACCATGTTCTGGACTCAGAATTTACTCTGTAAACGGTAGGTTCATTTGAAGTTGATACATACAACAAGTAAACTTCTTCATTTGGTGTTGCCGTTGGCATCATGCTAGTAATAATAACTTGATCACCAGTCTGGATAGTTGTCAAAATACTCAAATTATTGAAAGGATTCAATCTCAATGAGCTTGATGGAACTCTGTAACCATTAACTGTTACCCATAATCTGTCAACATTAACTTGTTCAAATTCAGTTACATTGACTGATCCTGTCGCATCAGTCAATCCCTCTTGCGCTTGATTTGGATATCTGGTTAACGCAATAGTGAATTCTTGCAATCCAGAAGCAAGACCTGTTCCACTCGCTATATTGGCTGCGGTAAATATGTCATCTACTGCATATGCTACCGCTACTGTTCCAGCAGCAGTATTCCAATCAGTGGTGCCTAACGTAACAATCTGATAACTATTTCCAACAATAAAGTTTCCTGCTAAGATAGTAGGTCTTACTTCAAACACATAGTACTGAGTTTTTGCTAATATTCCACCTAATATGTTGTCACCTATACTTGCGCCATATGTAGTAAATAATACTGGAGTATTTGGCACTATAATATCAGTGCTACCAACAGTAATTCTATTACCGTTTGCAGTAGTACGAGTTGCAACCGTATCCACGATAGTGAATAATTGATCTAACCAAGCATATCCGCCAGAAGTATAAGCTGATGGCAGCGTAACTGGATAATTAACTGCTGCATATGCAGGGTTATATGGCTGATTATACAAATCAAATTCAATATCACTTATTATTTTTACATAATATGTGTTATTATTTAACTGGATTGATCCACCCACGCCGTCGATGCTAATCAATTGATTTTCTGTAAAGTTATTATTTATTTGAGTAATCACTCTAACCGCAACAAGTCCACCAATGTACGCAAATAAGTTATAGCCTGAAGTATCAGTAAGAACAATTATGTTACCACCTTGATCTTGTATTGTAAAATGTGTTAAATCTATTATTGCTCGGACAAAGTAAACTTGACCTAGTGTACTAATTCCTCCTAAGTTTGAAAGCAACACTGTACCAGTACCTACCCCGCCACCAGTAGAAACTGCGGTAAATACACTACCTACTAAATAATCAACACCTACTGTTCCTGCAGCAGTATTCCACTGTAATTGAGTAGTATCACCTAATGTAATAATTTCATATTCATCACCGCTAATTAACACTCCGGCAACTGTAACTACTATAGCTTTGAATATTATATCTTGCCCTACTACTAAACTCGTAGTATCATTGCATGTTACTGAATTATCAGCAGCTACCGTACCAGACACATTAATTACTAATGGCGCACTAAGAGAATTATCAATTCCAACAATAGCAGCTACCGTTAATCCACTGACCACACTAGTCATTGCTCCACTGTCAGTTGTAACTTCAAACGGTAAACCACCAACTTGAGTTGAGATAACAAAGTCAGTAGAATTCAATATTTCTGTAATAAAGTAAGTTTGTCCAGCTATTATGCCACCGATTACATTCTGAAACACTATTGCGCTGTTGATAATCAATTGACTAGTTGTGCCAGATGCTAATGTCAAATAGTTTAGTTCTTGGTCAAACAATACTACTGTGGGGGTATCTTGATCAAATGTTGCCACTGTGGGTGTATCTTGATCAAATCCACTTAACAAGTGTGTAGTGTCACTAACCGTGATACTTGCCACCGCCTCACCAGACCCTGTGATATCGTATTGAGTATTTAAATACTGACGCTGAGTTTGGTTGTAAGTTGTAACTGCTATCGTAGAATCTACCGCAGGAGGACTATTGAACAATATCGTATTGCTGATAGCACTTATTGTATAAGCTGCCGCAGTTTGTCTAATCCCGTTAATTTCTACAATAGCATTGTTTGGATTATTACCACTAACATAGTTAGTTAAAGCAAATAATGCAGTTGACCCATTTCCACTAAACAGTTGAACTTGGGGAAGTGTATATCCAAACTGCTCAGGCAATGTTTCACCCATAATCGTATAAGTTAAATAATCCGTAGTAACATCATATGTACTTGCTAACACCATTGCTGCGGTAATTCCATTGTCAGCAATACTAAATGCATAATCATTAGAAACTAATGTGGCACCGCCAACTGCATCAATTAATGCTAATATAGATCCACCCTGAGTCGCTGATATAGTAAAGCGAGTACTACTGATAATACTATGCACATAGTATACCACATGCGGAGTTACATTACCAAACATAGTTGAACTAAAAACAACCGGGGTATCAACTATCAATCCACCTGTACTAACAGTGGTGATTGAGTTTGTAATTGCAGTTGTTTGTACAACTGACGCATAAGTTCCTAATACTAATGCATTTCCGTTTGCAAATACCGATGGAGGTGTCCAAGGTAATCCTGTACCAACTGCAATTACAGCTTCCATACTACCTGTGGAGTCTGTTAATAAGAAAGTTTCACCTGCAGTGCCTGTACTTACATTGTAAGTAGCAGAAATTACAATCCTATTTGTAGTACTACTAATTGATTTAACATAGTAAACTTGATTTTCAACTATGTTACCAAAGACTGATCCTGTGAAGGATACTGGACTATTCAATACGAAATCAATAACACCACTGCATGTTATTGCGTTTGTGGAGCTAGAAGTACTACTTGCATTTACCGATATCGAGGAAGTATCTGGTCTGACTACCCCTGATCCTTGATAGATACTTGCGCTGTAATTTGCATTTACATAAATTTCTTGAAATCCAGTAGTTGTGTTTAGTCGTAATGCATCAGTATCTGAGGTAGCGTTAACTAACTGATCCCCATTACCTACTTCATAAACATCAATCCTTAAACGATCTGTGTTTCCAGGTGCAATATAAGTTATAGGTGTATTTAATATTACATTTTTGTTAACCCAATCAACTGTATAGTCAATTCCACGATACAACGAAGTACTTAGATTAGTACTTCTATTTATTACAAAAACTGCAAGTTGAGCAGGAACTGTAACTAGATTATTAAAACTATATTCATCTTGAGAAGCAGATGTTGGTGTTATTTCAGTAGAAACAGTGTTGTAACCAACATGCTGATAAACTGTTTCATCCCAGTTTGTTCCAGGACGAGTAGCCACGGTCATCATAATGGTATCAGCTATTACTCCCGGTACTAATTCTTCTGGACCATACCCTTGTGTAAAGTCATCTCCTTGAATTGAGTACGCCAGCGGAGCAGTTACAAACGTTCCAGAGCTACCCCATATAGTTGCATCAGCACTAACTAAAATTGTATTATTAAAACCAACTACTACATATTCAAGTGCAGTATTGTTCCAAACAACACTTTCTAATGTTGAAGCTACACCCGAAGTTTGTTGCGTCCAAGTTATACCGTCAAGTGTACCGGTTAATATTGTCCCGGTTTCGCCAACTACCACGAATCTATTGTTGTAACTGTCCCAAATTATGTTGTTTAACTTACTAGCAATAGTTGAAGATTGGGCAAACCAAGTGATACAGTTAAAGCTGGTGTATATTATACCACCGTCACCCACAGCTACTATTGTTTGACCATTAGATGCAATACTATTAAATCCCAGAGATGTATCATTAAATGTAACTTGTGTCCAAGTGTATGCATCTGTACTTGTATAAATGATTGCAAAATTGACAGCACTGGAGCCAATTGTCTGTTGTCCCAAACCAATTGCCACATACCCTGTATATCCAGTAGTGGTAGCATAGGTTACCCCATTGAATACATTAGTTAATCCATTAGTAAACGCATAACGTTCAGTCCAAGAATTTAAATCAGTAGATGTTATAATGTTTTGCCCTACCGCAACATATATCCCGTTTTGATATGTTACGCTATTCAATGAAGAGGTCAGTACATTAACTGTCTCGTTACTACTCCAAGTATATCCGTTATCACTTGTTAATACAGGGGTTGCATTGTTATTTGTAGTAATGACATAACTTCCTCCTGCATATATAAAGTCAGTTATAGATAGTGTCTGGTTGGATAACTGATTGATTGTCCACGAGGTAGTATCTGCGCTTACATTAAATGCTGAATACGTCCCGATGTCTGAACCAGCAATATAAACTAGACCATTCCATATAATAGATTTTAAATCAATCCCTGATGGGTAGAATGGTTGATCTTGTAATATAAGGTCTACTTCATATTCATCATCGGGGGCAAAGGCATTACCCTTATAAGTGCTGTTTGGATATGTTATGCCTGACACCAATTGAGTCAAATCAACCCCGGGCATATTAACAGTGGGTTGATAGTAACCAACGATCCTATCTAATGCGTTTAATTTCCTATTACCCGACACTAGTAACTCCCACTTACTAAAGAAAAAGTCAGCATCATTATTACTTATGATACATTGATACAACTGATTATTGTATTTTACAATAGTTGGGCTAAAGAAGAATGGCTCTGATAAGAATGCAAAGTCACCTGACTTGGCCATGGTCATATTAGTACCTGAACTAGTAACTAACACAAAAGTAGTTCCACTTGTTGATGCAGAAATAGTCACCCAAGTATTTCCTGGATCAATTGTTTTTACATAATAAGTTTGACCCAATACAATATTACCAAAAGTTGTTCCGGTAAACACAATCGCATCATTAACGTTGAACTCTGCTGCACTGGTAACAGTAACTCTATTAGTGCTTGAGTTAGTGGCAGTTGCGGCGGTTGAAATAGTACCTGTGTACAGGAAGTTCTGTCCACTTACTTCTACTGTCAAGTTAGGATCACTATAAACACCTACTTGATTTTCTGATAATACTTTTAAGTAGTAATCAGATACTATTCCATTAGGTGTTCCGCTTGCAATGGCTGATGTAACGCCACCGGTTGAATTTATACTTGCAACAGTTAATACTAAATCATTGGCAGTAGTTGTTCCTCCCACTAGTGTTCCGGGTATTGTTATAGTGTTGTTTACCGCATATCCACTACCAAGTGTAATGATAGAAGCTCTATATCCTCCCAGGATATAGCTAACATCAAATACAGGGTCAGTAATAGGTTGCTGGGTCAATGTAACATTGGTTTGTGCAACTCTATGTGTGCCTGAACCTGCAGTAATTGTATTGATTGCTACCCCGTTTAAGCTATATGATACATTAAATGTATTACCGCTAAGATTGATAACATAATATGTTGTTATACTGTTTAACGGCACCGGTAAAGTTCCATATGAACCAAATGTTATAGCTGTTCCGTCAGGGAACGCACCGCCATTAGCCACTGTAACTACAGCTGGGCTAGCATTAGTTATAGTTGCAGGTTGAACTGAATCTATTAAAGAATAACCACCGCTAATAGTTAAGTAGTCATCACCTATTCCGGTCATTATTCCAGTACTAGTTGTTAATGCAAATATTTGGGAAAGTGTGTCAAATGCAGAAATAGTAAATTGCCCTGTACCCGCCGGTGGACTGGCATTTATTGAGTAAACATAATATACTGAACCAATTTCAATCCCACCCAACGATGGGTCGGTGAATACTATTGGCATACCTACATATAATGCATCAGTGATATTTGGATTAGATGCTACAGGTAATGTTAACCAATAATCGGGTCCGCCACTAGTGCTGCTAACTGTTACTGTAGTTGTACCAAACCCATTAACCGTGTATGGTTCTCCGGCTACAGTTAGTCCACCTACGTCAGAATCAATATTGAATTCTAAGTTGTTGTAGATATTTGTCAAATTTTCAACTAAACAAATTCTATTAACTGTGGCAAGGGTTGATGAAATCGTTCTTGCCAATAAGTTAGAAGCAGTACCGGATACATTAGAATATGGTAAGGACGTTTCATAGAAAGTAAATGCTTGTCCTTCAATCTGTCCTGGACTTATAGGTAGTCCAACATTTAATGTCATACTACCTGAACCTGTGGTTAACTCAACTGCATTAATTTGATTTGTAAGAGTACATGACCCTGAGTCATTAGTTAATATAATTGCAGCACTGTTAACTGTTGCTGCAATAGAAAATGATGTATTACCACTAAATATCTCTCTTACATAATAAGTTGTACCTGCAACTAGTCCACCAAAGGTTGTTCCAGTAAATATTATAGGATTATTTGCTGCTAGCCCGGTAGCACTTTCACATATAATAGAATTATTACTAGCCAAAGTTTCAGTTACACTAAATGTCGTAGGATTAGCATCAGTTGACATAGTGAATGTTTGATTGTCAATGATAGTTATTACATAATAATTTTCATTCTCAACTATTCCACCAAATACATTACCAGTAAAGAATATCGTAGTGCCTAAATAGAATCCGGTAGTTCCTGCTAATCCAGTTGGAGTTAATTGAACAGTAATATTATTAGTAACGGCGACAGTGTTAGTAGCAGTTCTAATTCCAGCATAATTGATAGTCAATACGGCAAGATTTGTCAATTCTCCTACATACAAGGTAAGTCCAGCAGCTACGATAGAAGCAGTATTTTGTACAAGTACTGCTCCAGGGTTACCATTGTTATCTACGGTAGTAGAAATAGTGAATCCAGTATCTTCTAATACACTAGTAATAGTATTTGGCAATTGTATCAATGATTTTACATAGTAAGTTACACTGTTAGTTAAGGTAGTGCCAATTACTGAACCTACAAATTTAACTGGCATGCCAATGTAGAACCCTATAGTAGACCCTATTTTACCCTCAACTGGTGCTCCACCTATATTAGGATTTATTCTTATTGCATTTGGATAAGATGTCGCTGATCCATACGTCTGAATAGTAGCTCTTGTTCTTGAAGACCAAGTCAATGTTTGTTGATTTGTCGTATTCAATATTTCAAAACTTTCACCGCCGGCGCTTGCTAAAATAGTACTGATAGGTGGGACAGTGCTTTCTAATGTTATTGCGGAAGAAGCCTGTACGCTGGTGTCAATTACCCCGGCATAGAATCCTGACGGTGTCCAATTTATTACCTGAGAAGTATAACTTGTTCTATCAAACCGTAGAACAATAGTGTTTTCTCTAGTTGGTGCTGAACTAGTAACACAACTTGCAATTGCTCCTGCACTAAACTGCTGAGTTCCGCTACCCTGTGCTGACAAAATCACGCGGTCATGATCATTTATCGCAGTTAAGTATGAAGTATACAGTGCAAACACCGAGGACGGTGTGATCTCCAGTAGATTTACATAATAGTGTTGTCCCGGAGTCAATCCTGAGATTGGGGTGCTATTTGGTGCTACAGTATAAATTACTAAATCACCTGTTTGTAATGCAGGAGTAGTTATACCAATGGTATTAGTTACAATATTTACCTGTGTACTATCTACTAAAACAGTGAATGCAGGATCAATAATGATCTCAGGCAAAACAGCATAACCTTCACCTGGGTTAATTACATTTACTCCAATCAAACTTCCCAAACTCATTACTGGTTCAAATTGTGCAACAACTCTTGGTACAGGATATATGGAAGTATCAACATGTGCAGTAACTCTAGGTGGAGTTGCATAATTTCTGCCTTCATTAAGTACTAATACAGCAGGCAAGTTTATAAAGATATCTTCCCCTGGAATATGTACAGTTGTAGTAGAACCTAGTATACCTCTTGAAATTCCAGTCAATTGGTTTGTTGCTATATTTCTACTGGCATAACTCATAACTTCTTCACCGAGAATTATAGTACCTGATACAGGAAAACCATTTACATTGTCAACATAACACGTAGTTGTATTCAATGCCATATAAGATGCTAGCACAGATATTTGATATCCATCTTGGCCAGATATACTTAAACCATAGTTAGCAAACCATTGACTATACGGAGCAGTTTGCCAGATCGGATCTGAAGGTAGATATTGATTATCACCACTTGCGTTAGCATACACTAATTCAGGGGTAACAAATTGTTCTATACTTGAATTGTACTGAGCCGGCAAATCAAAGTCAGTTATGTCACCTTCATATATATCCGTACGAGTATATTTAAAGATAAATTCTTTGATTACTACATGATATGGTTTGACCTCATTCAAGTAACCTTCCAAGAACAATTGATTATCAGAACGGAATACTTCTAACGGAAGCAATTCACGAATAGTGTGAGAAACATCTATAAATGATGTTTTGTTTAACCATGTTAGATAGTTTTGACTTTCAATAGTTTCACTTTGAATATATTCAAACAGTAATATCAAACTCTTATTTCTAAAGACTAACAATTCGTTAGTATAAATTTCCTCATTCAATGAACGAATTATATATCGTGTTTCTTCTGACGGATATTCATCATACGGCGTAGTGTCAAAGAAGTTATCACCAAAACCTAACATAGCCTCAGCGTAGTCCCACAATTTACTACTAAATTCAATAGTACCGTTAGCTAACCCAATTCTAGTCCAGATGCCGGAGCCAGAGTAAATGTAAGTCTCTGCATTACCTGCAGCATTTGATGCCACTGTTACAATAGTGCCATTAGGTACATTTAGTGTGGATAAATCTGCATATATCGGAACTTGTATTGATGATTTGGTATTATTGTTATATCCAATTGCCCACCAATTTATAGTATTCCAATACTGAGCGGTGTCAAAGAATTCCCCTGTTCTATATAAGAATTTAGGGTTTCTTATCTCTATGATAGGGAACTGTGCTAGTACAGTGTTAGCATACTGCAAGTAATTTTCTAGAGCACCAAATCTATTATAGAAGAAACCTTGTCTTGGTCTAGCTAATATACCAGTTTGAACTGCTTTTGGCAACAATGGATCAGGTACAACTCCGCCGGCATTATCAACTCCACACATACTGTCTAACATCCTATTGTACAACCCAATAGGTTCTGTTATGCCCACTGCGGCGTGAAATTGAAAGGCGGCACCTGAGCCAGGAACACCGCTTAAGAAATCTTCAGGATATCCATCACGAATCAAACTATATTGATTGTGTGCAACATCATCGTTGGTTGTTTCTGAATAACCAATGTGCAATACTGTATCTTTTGCATTGATATAAGCTGCACAGTTGTATAATCCAAACACACTAGGTAATAATGGAGCAAAGTAACTGATACCAGATTGTTGTGGTTGAGAAATATAAGACTCAAGTGTACTATCTGCTAATGTTTTACCTATTAATGTGAACACAACATTTGTATTTCTTACCCAGTAATAATAAATTGGTGTAATCAATCCTTCTGCATTGACTATTCCACGAATAGAATAACTATTAACATCATACGGGTTACCTGGTCCAGCATACTGTGAAGGGATAGCTTGGCTTGCAATCCAAGAATAAACACTGACATTACTTCCAGGGAATACTCTGCCCCAATACTGGCTGTTATATTGAACATCATTTTGATGATAATTCATAAAACGAGTATTTGATGTATTAAACCAAAGTCTACCCACATTCTCTGCTGCCCAAACTTTTCCACCTTGTGTTGACCCTGCTGAATTATAAGCTGCCGGGTCAATATTTGACACAACATCAATATTTTCTGCTACAGCCCCCAATAGTTTTCCTTGTAGAGGATCGATATAATCTAAGTTTTCTAATGTTTGATTAGTCATTGCACTAAACAATTGAATGTTGAATATACCATTAACATCAACAATTGGTGAAGATTGTCTAAACACTGCCCAATCCGGAGTGCTTGCGGTACTAACATAAGTAACAACTTGTCCAAAGATATCGTTGGCATATCCAGTTGGAACAAAGTTTGGTGTACCGATAGTAACTCTATTATTGTTGAAATCTAGCGCAGATCCATAATATGGTTGAGCACCATAATTCAAGTTTTGGGCATTTGTACTTTGAGCATATACGAATTGACCAGGGTTGTTTATATTTTCACTGTACAATGGTAAATAGTCAAACATGTAAACTGCACCTGCATTGGTGAATGTGTCAACCCACTGAGTGGCGTTGTTATCAAATACAGTGTCATTATCTATTTCATCGTCAAAGAAGTCAAATGTTGTACTTGCATATCTAGTTCCTACTGGAGCACTTGCTATAAATGAACCAGAATTAGACTTATCAAACTTTACTACAGTTCCAAATTGAGTTCGACCTTGTACGTGGGGGGAAGTTACCTTTTGTGTTTGCTGGTACAATTCAACACCCATTTCACCTAATGTAGCTGAATCTAATACTGTTAATGACAGTTTGTTTCCTGCAATGGCTAAATCAACATTAATCAGTGATATTACTAAATTATCATTTACTTCACTTGCTTGTATATTCGTAAGCCCTAACAAGTTGATATTTGCCACCGCAGAGGTTGCATTGCCGATTGGTAGCACGACTCTATATCCATTCAATAGAACAGTTCTAGGAGTAGTTATGTTACACGCAGTCGTGCCAATGATAGTACCATATCTTTCTCCACTATTAGTATATCTATGAACCGCACCCTCGTAGTTCTCTGCACTTAATTCAAATGGGGCTCCAACTAATATTTCATTTGCAAATGTATTAGTATCTGTACTTAATCCAAATTGAACACCAACTCTTGGAGTTTCCTCATTAGTTAGTGTTTGTGCTAATACAAAGTTAGAACCACTAATATTTACTATGTCACCTGCATTTAATGTAGGGGTTGCTCCACTATATATGTTTAGTGTAGAACCAATCACAGCATAATAGTTATCTTCCAGTGAAGTTCCATTAACAGTGACAAACAACGGACTTGTCTGAACGGTTACTGTCATACTACCAGTATCATCAACTAGTTGTACCGCACTACCATTGCGTGTAGTTGAGATAGTGAATGTAGTTGATGTTGGCTTGGCCAATACATAATAAACAGCGTTTAGTGCAAGTGCCCCAGCAGATATAATGGTGCCCGAGAATACGACAGGATCACCGACTGTAAACCCAGTGCTACTACTTACTGTAATTCTGTCTGTTGACGCGGTAGTTGCTGTTGCAGTTTGGGTAACTGTAATTGGTGTCCATGCTACCGGTATCGCTACTGGAACATATGCTTGATTAGCTGACTGAGATTCAAAATTCTGAACAGTCCTAGAGAATACATAGGTATACCCGTAGTTTTGTGTATTTACATCATAATCTTGCTGCGGAGTTCCAATAACGACTGTATCACCATAGTAATCGGTTGAGATTGAATAACCAAAATTGTCACCTGCGCTTGTTAATCCTAATGCATCCCCGTCAATAAGGTGTGCTAATTCATATGTAGAATTTGTAGCAGTGCCGGTGCCGGTGCCACCGCCACTTGCCACGAATATTGTTCCTACTGCATTACTGGATGCACCAATTAATGTAAAATCAGTAGTACCTAAACTGGTAATAGTGTAGGTGTTTGCAGAAACAAAGTTGCCAGCCGTGACCTCATAAGCTGCTCTACGATAAGCATAAACACTATTGTTATCAATGTCAGAAACATAAAGCCAGTTTTGATCACCTGATAATGCAGTTGAAGTTCCCCATGTAGTTACTCCACCAGGGGCCGCAATGAGTTGATACAATTCTAATGTATTCAATGCTTGTGTATCTATGTATTGATATACATAAACCTTAGGTGTTCCTGTCGGTTGAGAAATAACAAACAAGTTATTAACATACGATATGTTTGCACCAAACGAAGTAGTTTGTGTTATTGTTTGGTATGATATGTAAGAATTATTGAGTGCGTTATATTTATAGCGATAGACTTCACCAGTTTCACTATCACCTAATAAGTAACCAAAGCTAGAAGCATACGCAACTGCGCTACCAAAAGTTTCACTTGCTGGATTTACAATTTCGGTATCAAATTGATAATTTAAACTCTTGCGATATACAGCCCAGCTACCATCGTTGTTGGTATCGACCCAAACTTTTAATTTATTAAACTCATTATCTAGCAAAGGCAAAGTGCCTATTTCAGGGGCAGTTGCCACCCGTTGACTTTGTAATCTGAAACCTACCCCTTGACTATTAATATTTTTTATTTGTGGGTTCAATGACAGGTTTATAATAACATTGAACGGATCCACAACAGCAGCCACAATGTAATAATTATCAATTGCAACATTAAAATTAACAATTGCAAAAGATTCATATCTTTTCAAGTTGTGTGCTTGACTGAATGTTATGGTTACAGTATTATTTAAATTGTTCTTGGCATTAATAACTGAGCCTAAACTAGCAGGGGTGTAAACTTGCCATGTTGAAAGATAGTTTGCTACCCAAACATAATCACGCACATAAAACTGACTGATCGGAACTGTAGTCCCGGCAGCGTTTTGCGCTGTTGGTAATCCAGAATAAAAATAGCTGGCCATTTTAACATCATTTAAATTAACATATCCGGCAGTAGGATATAATGATGATAGTTGCAAGTCTGAAATAGTAGGTAATATATCAACAGTTGTTATTGGTCTTCCATAGTTAAACACGCTATATAGCGGTACTTGTTGTTGTACTCCATCTATAAATACCCCGGAAGTTAAACCTACAATAGAAGGATTACCAACTAATTCAGGTTGATCAAGTCTAAACTCAATAAAATTGTTGTTTAATATACCACCAAATTCACCGGACTTGATAGCCCAATTTTGATATAAGGTATAATCAATCCCGCCCTGTGGTAAATTTGCACCCTTAAATGCGCTAGCTGCATTTAATGTACCTTTATTTTTAATTAAGTTTTTGTAAACATTAACTTGAGTAACGTCAGTCAAATCAACTAGTGCTAGATAATCCCTTGGACGATATCCAATCAAAGAGAATGATAATAAGTCTGCATCATTTTCTAAATTAGCGTTGTTTACGTCATAATACAAGGTACTTTCATATGAACGAGTTTGATTATTGGGTAATAATCCTTTTTGAATTTGATCATAAGTTGTTTCTTTCCAATCAAGTTCCCTGAACAATATGCTTGGTTGTATTATTCTAAGCGCAGACCAATATTTATTTTTATATTGAACAATAGCCCCGGCAGTATATTTAAGTGTATTATCCCACTCTTTTACATTATCTTGATTTAAGATAAATCCAGCTGCATCAACATTACCGGTCCAATCAGCAGTTAATGAACCATTGACAGAGATACGATATTGTCTTAATCCAGTGACTAAATTATAAATTACATCATTGAACAAAGTAACATTGTCAAAAACTATACCATTTTCAATATTACTGATATTGAATTGACCATAGCTAATAGCATCACCTACGTTTAATGTTTTGGCTGCAAATGCAGTTCCCTCACGGGTAATATTTAAATTACTTGTTGAGATTGGATATAAATCTTGATTCAACAAGAAGTTTTTTTGACTTAGTGTTAATGGCTGAACAATTCTACTTTCTTTGTTAATAGTTATTAAGTTAGCTGAGGGATTGATTGTTGTAATAGAACCAAGATCCCATCCTGTTTGCGCCCAATACAAGAATTCAGCAACCATTTGTTGCCATTGAATTGGAATACCATTTTCAATTTCTTCATATACAACACCCTGGCTTATTAAAAATTCACCATAGCTAATTAAAAACTGTGCTACTTGCTGTGTGTTATAAAATTCAGTTCCATAAGGAATCACTTGTATAGTATCAGTAAACCTATCTGTAACTTTTACTGTTAATGTTTCAACCGTAATTGTTTGAATGGTTCCGCCAAATTTTGGTGTAAGAGTTTTGAAATATGCATTAGTTTGTGAGTTACCAAAAACTTTATAACCATTTTCAGTTATTTGTATTACTACGCCACTGTAGATAATTCTGTCAAATGGTTGATTTTCGTACAACAATAATCCATAACTTTCATCGGGTATCAACAATGAACTGTTATTACTATTTGCTGAACTCTTTTCAACAAAGAACTTTAACAGGTTCTTATCACTAAAGCCTGCTGCACGATATACTAAACGAACATCTAAATTGTCCAACAGAGTAGATATATTAGCTGTTGCATCTACACCAAGTTGTTTTTCATAGTCAACAATCCAGTTGATATAGCTAGTTGCAGGTGTACCTGTTCCGTATATTGGAATGTCACTTATTACCAAATGACTTCTATCATTTACTAGATATTGATTAAATTCTACATTATATTTGTAGGTGTCAACCTCAACACCCAAGTTGAAGAATTCTGTTGGTTTGGTTACAGCAAGAATGTGCATCAAGTCGAAGGGCCAAGTGCTGCTTCTACGATAGCTGAATTCTGCCGGGCCAACATCACCTACTATCCAATCACGCTGGAATAGATATTGATCATAATTACCAACTAATGAATCAAACGGTGATAATAAATCACCATTACTATCTACTGGTATTATCTTTGATAAATTGGGACGGGCATAGCTAGGTTTAATAAACGGGGTTCCGTCATTCCAAACAGTACCTGTTTCTAAGTCGCCCCATAACACCAAGTTATCACTGGTATACGGTGCAGGACCATAACGACTAGTCCACCAGGTTGGCTGATTTGCCAAACCTAACATCTGCCAAGGAGTTTCGTTCGGTGTGCTGGTGTCATAGAAGAATAAGTATGCACCTCTGAAATTACCTTGTTCAATTGGTTGATTGTTTAGTTGGTTGCCGCTGTCTCTATAGTTGTAAGTAAACTGATTATTTGTATTATAGAATTGTGTTTTATAATCAATTCTGTTTTGCCCAACCCAATTTAAAAACAATTCACTATAAATTTGCAAGAACTCATCAGTTGAATAATCAGTGGTTCTAAAGAATCCAGGAATAATTACACTTTGATATGAACCTGCAGGAACCGTTTCACTTAATTTCAAGTTGTTGTATACCCGAATTTCATATTCAAGTAGTACTTGGTCTCTGAAATCAACCAATGTACTTGTAGGTGAATCATAACTACCATACAGTTTATTGAATGATCCGTCGTGTCCCACAATGAAATATGTTGCAGGACTATAAGCGGTATCTAGGGTAACACTAGGAATAGTTGCAGGATACAAGCCCAGCTTAGTTGGAGTATTTGGAACATAACTTCCATATGTTTGATTAAATTCTTTAACAGTAATTTGATCATTTACGTCTAGTGAAAGAGTAACCGTCAACGAAGGACTATCAGTGCTAACCGTGTATTCAATTCCCCTAATCAATTGTGTTTGTACATTGTCCCGAGTCAAATATACCAGTATACCATTATAATTTGCAGTAGCAAAATTATAGATATGGCTCAGAGGATAAACACTTATATCTAATGTATTTGCAAAATTATATGTATTTGTGATGTAGGGAGCCTTAGAAGGCAACATATCACTCCAGAAAAACGATTGAGATTCTACCTTTGGTGCATTAATCTGACCCAATGCATCATCTAACATTTGTGATGGGGTCAGTATTCTAGAATAATCTGAATTGTTAACGGTATCTACTAATAATGTCTTAAATGTTATATATTGTCTGCTATTATACAACAATGAGTTGAATAAATTGTGATCTTGATTTCGTAAGAAAGTTCCAGGTAAAACCAGTGAGGCACTATTCTGTATAATTCTATTGCCCCACGGAACTAAATTACCCAAATCACGATAGTTGTTTGAGCCAAAAACAACACCTGTTGTATTAGGATTGTTAAAGAAAATACTTTGATACTGCCCGCGAATGTCACCTATGTTAGCAGTTGTAACAGATGTATTAAATGGATTGTTAGTTAAGTTAATAGGTGTTTGAAAGTAAGCAGTGCTGCTTACTTGATCGCTTAAAATTAAAATTTGTACTACTGTATTTGTCGTAGGAATAACTGGAATATTAATAGTTGTTGATGTGTCAGACACTGGACCAAGAACCTGCCATTCTGTGTTTGGTACATAAATATTGTTAACATAAACTTGAATCATTGGCCACTGAGTGGGTGTGGTAAGAATAGGTGCTATATCACATATGAAAGTATTATTTGTATTTGTTAATACATCATAATCAAATTCAAAAATTTGATATTGCACACTAGGCGACACCGCAGTTTGCCATCCTAACTGCCTAACAATTACAGGTTCAATACCGGGTGTTATTGAGTAGTTATAAACGTAACCCTTGTTTACGTACTCTGTAATTGAATTCAAACCTTGAACATATGTGAAGGTATCAGAATTTAAGGTTACATCAAAACTTATGTCACCTACATTATTAACCGAACTATAGCTTAACGGGAAACCCAGTACTGTATCATTTGATCCTGATCCTATGCCATATGAAAACAATGTGCAACCTGAAAATGATGTTCCGACATAAACTGCATGGTCACCAAAACTTATATCATTGCCATCATATATATCAAATTTAGGTGGTTGATTTAATTGAGATTTTTGTTGGCCTTCTATCCAGTCAACCCCATCAAAGAAGAAATCTTTACCACTGTAATTATATCCTCTATAAACTGCTGTTTGCTCATCTAGTAAAACTAAACCCTCAGTCGCTTCTGTAAGCGTAATAACTGGTATACTACCTGGCTGTATTGTAGAAAAGCGTGAAACATATATTTTATTTCTAACATTGCTGTCACTATCAACTGCAAATACCACTCTTGAGCCGTCAAACAATGCATAATTATCCAATGGCGTATCAGCAGTTACCACTGATGCAACTGAAGTACCTGCTACGATTGATTGGTTATACCAAGATACAGTAATAACAGTATTAGAACCTACAACACTAATCGTAGACACAAAAGTAATTGAAGGTAGTAGACCAGTGGAATCAGTTATATACTGCCCTGCAGTGAATAACCCAAATACATCTGTACTTGGCATTGTTATAGTAGTGCTATATGGATAAACTGCCGCTGACATTGTTCCTGTGCCGGTAGTTACTATTACAGAGGTTCCTTGTTTAGTTGCTGATATTACAACATTAGTAGAATTAACAATGTCAAGAATATAATATCTGTTAGCATTGTTTGTAGGGTCAGTGCTTAATCCTCCGAATGCAGTGCCAGTAAAAGTTATAGTGTCATTGATATGTATTCCAGTTGTGCTATCTAATACCACTTGATTTATTAATGGTAAAGTTGCGGTTGCGGTCTTTGTTATTGCGCCGGTTATTGGAGCAATAGTTGCTGTAGCAGTGGTGTACCCAGCGGTATCTGGGTAATAAATAGTTTGCCCGGCTACATAAGTAAATGCATCAGTTGTTTTAGTATCAATAAAGTCAATTGGATTTTTACCTACAGCACCACTATTGAATAATTTAAGATTAGGATAAAATTCAATGATTGGTCGTTTTGCTTTATTACCTAATTGAGTATACTCTGTAACTAATTCCGGGGTGTTATTATATTCCGCCGTTGCATTGATAACATCAATGTGAAACCAACGATTGCTTCTTGACCATGGATTTCTATTGATAGCGTTTCTAGCAATAGTTATATAATCAGGATATATTGGAATATACAAACTTGAATCATAATTACCTATGTCAAATGGGGTAGTATCAAATGGAATATATGCTGCAGCCGAAAATAATCCAGGTGAAACAAGTGTAGATACCGGTATTAATTCAATTGCTGTACCTACACCCTCAACATAAAATTCTACATTATTAAAACTTTCAGGGTATATATCACCCTGAAAAAGAACTTTTAATCCATTGGTAAAGATAACACCATTTGTAGAAGTATAGTTAATCTTACCTAAAATGTCAGTTTCTACATTAATTTGATTTAAAACATTATTTTCAATTAAATTGATAACACCAACACGACCGGGGATAGTACCATCTTGGTAGTACAATTTATCTAGTATTGCACTGTTGTATGGCTCTAATGTTATTACACCAATTGAACTTCTATAAAAATTTCTGTTTGTCCACTCTACCCCGTATGAGACAGTTATCTTTTGATTAGTAGGAATTGCTGCGGTAGCGGTCAATTGAATCAGTGGGTCGTCAATGTCTCCAGATAAACTTATAGTGTAGAAAGTTGAAGTTACCTCTTCATTTGTATCGCCGGTATTGTAAAACATGACGGTCAATCCGTCTAATGCAGTTACTCCGTCAATACCCCCGATTTCGTTTACTAATGCCCCGTTTACTTGATCAAATGGTAATGTGGAAACAACACCTACTGTATTATCACCTGGGAAAATGAAGTCGTCTTGTGCATTTTTCTGAGGAACATTAAATGTAACGACCCCATTAGTTATCCCGTTGTTTATAACTCCATATACATCACGAGTTTGTACATTTCGTTGAGTTGGACTTAATCCGGTAACGCCCGGTTCTCCTTGAATCCAAAACTGAGTATTTTGATTTACTGTAAAAGTATATTGCCCACCTCTTAGTAGAGTTAATGTTGGGTTAGCACTAGGATTAACAAGTGTTTCTGAAGAAATTAAATAAGAGTTGGCTTCGGGTTGAACAACAAAGTTTGCTGAACTGTAAACAATATTAGACGCTACTATCACCCGTTCTGGGCCTTCTGGCAACCAGTAGTATTGATTAAAGTTAATGATTGTATCTAAATTAGTAAATGAATCCCATGAATAAAATTGATTGTTGAACAATCTGTTATTATCGGCAGTTAATCCACCTTCTAACGTCAATGCATCTATGATGCCAGGATAGCTAATGAAATCTTTTGCAGTTGAATTATTTTCTTTTAAGAAAATAATTCCCGGATCCAATTGATAATCAGTTCTTGATTTAGTGGGTTCGATTACATAACGATCTTTGGCATTAATACCATATCCAAATTTACTACCAATATAACCCTGAATCTTTTTAGTATTGGGTTGTGCAACTAATTGATCTAGCGTTGCTGCTAAAAATTGTGCATTGGTCGTGGTTTTAAATATCTCTGGAAGAAAATCTAATGTCCTAATTCTTGTTGCCATGTTTATTAATCTCTATACAATACTTATGCCATCTGCAATTGGGCGGGGGTTAGTGCTGCTATAACAAGTACATCGTTTGATGTAGCTGCGTTAACGAATATCTCGTAAGGTAAACATTTAATTTCATATAAATCTCCAAAATGTAGTGTAGGGTCGTTGGGTACCAATACACAAGAACTCACCAAGCCACCTATGTTAGTGTGGATATAAGCACTTAATTCACTAAAGTAAAAAGTGTCACCAAAGTTCCAATTGTTAATGTTGAAATAATTATTCATTTGTGTTAATACAGCACTACGAATTTCACTATCACTGGCATTGGTATTAGAATTTTTAATAACTTTTATTGTTGCTCTTAATGCAGATGCTGCTTTAGGCCCAAACAATGGCTTGAACACCACACTGTTTAATATTGCACTATCCGTTAACATTTTATAATCTTGTATCTGACTATACTCGGTGCTTAGTTGATTGATAGTAGGTTTCAATGGTACAGGAACGGTGTTTGTAATATCTTGAATCCAATTTTGATAAGCAGTATAGTATGCCTGTGTAACTACATACAAATCAATTATGTTGGTTGTAGCAGGATCAATGCGTGTAGTATTATTACTATTATGCCGATATTGGAATTGCAACCCTTGACGACCAGGCTTCATGCTATACTGAGGTTGAGCAACTAGTACAAAATACGGGGTTGTTATTATTGGATCTTGCACAGTTATATAGAACACATTTTCAGAAAATGCATAGAATAATTGACCAACTGGATATTCATATTTTACAATTTCAATTTGAGTAGTGGTTGAATATTGATATGCCACGGTAGAGGAAGCTATCAAATCTTGACGAGTTAAATTAATAGCATCTTGTATTGTTTCAAAGAATGCATATACTCCAATGTTTGTGCTACCGGTAACATACCCGGTGATTTCATTGAAGAAATCGGGATTCTGAATTATGCTTCTATTATTAACATCAATACTAGCAACTTCAACTTCAAAATCATTTATATAACCGTCACTTTCAACAGTTTGGCCAACAATACTAGTGGTTACAGGGGTACTCAATGCGTAATTACTATTAGGTTGTGTATTAGTAACCAATACTTTAACAAAATCTTGAAGTATGATTCCGGATAACGGATCATATACTAATTTACCTGCATCATATATAAATCTAGTATCTGCAACACTACCAAAGTAATATGCCAGTGAACGATAAGTTACAGTGTATCTATTATTGCCAACACTCTCAAAGTTTACAAAATAGTTAGATGCATTGTAAATATCAATATGCCAACGATTTTGATTAATGGTCAATGAATTATTAAATACTAATGAAAAGTTTTGTTGTAAATCTAGTCTAACAATACATTCTTGTATGACACTATTAGGCAATGCGTTGCTGAATGAGGGTAGAACTACTGTTAAGATTGCACCGTTGGGAACATAGCTATTTAAAGTTATAGGTCCTGAACCATTTGCAAATTGACCTAAGCCATTATTGAATCCGTCACCAATTACATTTAATACAGTAATCCAAATATATGTAGTGTTTGACGGTCCAGCTACTCCACTTACCAATCGGTTGTTGCTATCAAAATAATAACCCGATGGCGCTATAAATTTAAGTAATGCACCTGAAGTAATATACTTTGCATTGTGTGATGAATACGTTCCTACAGGGACGGGAGTATCTGCTCCGTTAGTAATATTGTAAAAATATCCTGATAAACTGTTGGCATCTACTGTACTAGTGTTCCAATATAATGTACCATCACCAGATGCCGTATTGATGCTGTATCTGGTATAGTTTTGAGTATAGTATTGTGACGATCTATTATCAGCCAAGATAGCAGCTAATGTTCCAGTTAAGAACGTAATAATATCACCGGTACTAGTTATGTTAAGTGTTGCATACCCATTGGTGTTGTCTAACCAAGTGCCGCCATCATTTGCATAACTGTTTGTGCTAGAGTACTTTCCGGATGGATCAAGCAAGTCTAGATTTTTGCTTACACCAACACTACTACGATTGATAGCCTTTGATTTGATTATTGAACTATATAATGTATACGGAAAATTGTTATAATCTTCCCCGTTAACCATACGATTTTGTGTATAGTAACGACTTGGCGCACGTTGTTTAATATTTGCCAATGACTCACGAACCTGTGCATTTGACACCGGTATTTGCAATGACAACCCTAATGTTAATGTTTCAACTCTGCCAATTCTACTTACATAATTAATTGACACTGATAACCCTTGCATATCAGTGGGTTGAATAGTATAAGTTAATGCATTGCCCGCACGTACATATGCTCTGAAAGTACCCACTGGTATTTGACTGAATACCCCGTCGCCAAATATATAACTAACTTGGTCATTAAATCTACTATTAACCGAATAAATTTGTTTAACAGAATTCTCAGTTTGCAAGTATGCATCAGCATAGATATTATCTACGTCTTTCCATAATCCAAATGTCCCATTCACTTGACTAACCTGATACAACCAAGTATCAGTGTTATTAACCCCTTGGATATCACCAATGTCAATTACTTGATTTGAGATTTGATTTTGTAGAGTAAAGTCAAAATTTGTCAATGACCCTTGTTTAAAGTAAAAGAAGAACCCTGTGTTTGGACTACCGTAACCCAATTTATCATTGCGATAAAGCATATTGAATCTATTAGTTGGTGCAGGAGGAATTTCATAAACATAATCTGTTCCAACGGTACTTACACTGCACAATTCAAAATTCATATTTAAACCATTAACTAAATTACTAAACGGTACTACTGGCACTGAACCTGCGGGAATCTGTAATGTGTATTCGTCAGTTTTTATCCCAAGAATTTGTGATGAATTGGCTGGTAATCCAACTCGTTGTGTATTGATTAATGCTGCATTAATGATAGTATTGTATTGTTCTAACCAATTTGGGTTAGCTGGATCGTTCCATAATACAGGAACATTGCCTAGATTAAACCCATTTAAATCTGTGATATTTTGAGTAGTACGAACACTTGTTACTTTCAAATATCCTTGTGCTTCTAAATTTCTTTTAGGGGTATAACTAACTAAGTTTGCTAGCTTAATAACACTATCTCTGCGTTCAGCAGTATCAATGAAATTTTCACGAGTATTTAAGTCATTGCGGAAAGCAAGTCCTTGTCCCATGAACGCCATAACATCAAGTAAGGCAATAAATTCTGAACTTTCAATGTAATCATTGAATGTTTCAGGATAGTACAGGCGCAGATAATCTATGAAACTTTTACGCAAAGTTTCATAGTCAAAGCTACGAAAATCGGCTTGATTGAAGGTTTGGTAAATGGCCTTCCAGTCATTTACTCCAAATAATGCTGATTGTCTAGATGAGGTTGCCATAGTTATTCTCTTTTAAGTATTTATCATACCTAATAACCTGGGGTTTTTAGATTTACTGTAAAACTGCTATATTAGTAGCACTATTAAAGAAAACACTTAATAAACTAGCTTGATTGAATGGAGATACCGCCATTTCAACTTCTAGCAATATGCCATTTTCTTGCGGGAATGCCCTAACAGTGTTTATTATAAGACGGGGATCTTGCCCGGCAACTCTGCGTATTTCATTTTCCAATTGAAATTGCACATCTGCTGTGTTTGGTTCGAATACAAAACTCCAGAGTGTGGTCCCATAGCCAGGATTTCCCACCTTTTCCCCTTGACGAATGTTTAATGCATTGACTAAATCTTGTATAACCAATGGTCCATCAACTAATCCAAATTTATTACCTACATTATAGGGCGTTACAGGTGAACCGGTGCCACCAGCAGGACCCGTTTGAAGATTAGTAGACTTCGGGGTATTAGCGTTAATTGTAGAAAAGCCCTTATATGCAACCATACTGTATTTATGCAGGTTGACTTGATGTAGCAAAGGCGCGTTGTTGTTGCTGCAATGAAGCAATTTTTGCATCTAAATCTATTAACGCTTGTCTAGCGGTTGCATCAGCATTTTCTAATATTGGAATTTGCGGATCACCTTGTGGCAACTCTTGCCTGGCCTTTGATAACGTGTACTTAGTATTTCTCACCTCTTTATCTAAATCGTAACGTTGTTCTCTTAATACAGCAATTTGCTTCAGTACTACATCTTGCTCTGCTAAAGCAGCATTTGATATATTGATATTTGCAAATAATCCTGAAAAGTTTGGGGATGGGATTTTCTTGTCACCTAATAAATTTTTAATTTGAGAAGATATTTCACTTCTATCAACTGTTTTCTCGGCCACTGTTGGCATTTTTATAGGAAAAGGACTTGCCGTACTTAGTGAATTTATACTTGCAGTTAATGCTGCCGCCGCTGCAGGTGATAGCCCAGTTGAAACTAGTGATGACAGTGCTTGCTTTCCAGATTGCAGGCCTTTTGTCAAGCTACTAATTGAGGGTAAACCCGGAACACTAGGTACCCCAGGAATAGTAGATAAGCGTCCGGCTACACTACTCAACAGACTGAACGAATTGCTTAGTTCTCCGCTAAGTGAGGCCCCTGCTCCTATTAACGCATTTCCGGACAATAAACTTGTCAGTGAACTTGATCCTGCAGATGCGGTACTAATTTGATTTTGTGCTGCACTAGCTGCATTTTTAGTTATTGTGCCAAGACTACTTAGTGTGCTAGAAATTCCACTAATAGTTAACGAACTAGAGTTTATGATTGACGAAAGTGCTGATTGTCCGCCAGGCAAGTTGCTTACCCCGCTAGCAATTGCAGACGGACTAACTATACCTGACATACCGGGTACATTACTCATTGCCCCTGCTAATGCATTAAAGCCTGCATCTACTCCACCTGATGCAACTGCTGCTTCAACTGCGGGTATTTTACCGGTTGCTATGTCAACTCCTGCGCTATTTAACACATTGGTAAATGAAGTAACACCTGGAGCGATTGTAGATTTAGTGTCAGTTGCCACCTGTTCTAACTTGTTTTTTAAATTAATAGCTGTTAAATTCTGGGGCACGCCGGCTTGTAGTGGTTTAAATGAATCTGCTATAGCAGTAAATGCAGACTTTGATATTCCTTTTGCTGCGTCAGCTAATCCTGCTAACCCAGTAATTGCAGGTGGTTTAATATTTCGCAAAGAGTCAATGCTAGGTAACCCCGGTATACTTGGTAACCCCGGTCTACTTGGTAACCCAGGAATACTAGGTAACCCTGGAATACTAGGTATACTTGGGATTGACGATATCATGCCATTAAGAGAAGTAACAATAGAACCCGCAGAACCTGTAGTTATTGCTAGCGCAGATGAGAAATTACCTGAACTTATTGCACTTGCTACATTCGCAATAGAAGGAAGTGATGACATTATAGTATATTACCTATATTAGTAGAGTTTTGCAAGAATGCTACTGTAGATTTTACTCCAACATATGCAGCAGCATTTACTATACCTGCTATGGCTCCGGGTGCTTCATTACCAACTATAGAACCGGACATCATCATTGCAGTTTGTGCCTGTTGAAAATTAATTATCTGTGCGGCTGTTTGTGCAGCGGTATTATTAATTAATGCTTGTAAATTTTCAGCACCAGAAACTCCAGTAAACAAATTATTTGTCATTGCAGATTCTATAGTCATTCCCCGTTGAACCAAACCAGTAACCAATGAAGCTGCTCCCGGTTTTAATATACCGGCGGCCTCAAGTTGTTGCGGTGTTTTTGCTAGTATACCTATGCCAGCATTAACATTTCCTGATGCATCTATAATAATTCCAGTACCATTTGATACTACATCAGGATATGCTGCCGCTGCTTGTGCTGCTGTTCCGCCAATCATTGCAGCAGTTACCCCTGCATTTAATGATTTACTAATTGTTCCAATAGCAGGCACAGTGGCAGCAGTTGCAAGCGTAACTGGATTGTTTGGTGGAAGTCTTGCTGCATCAGCATAGGTTTGACTTTGATTATATTGCATTAGAATGCCCCACTACTATTATTATTTACTTTAACATCAACCCCTTGGTTTGCACTTGACCAAGGAGCATGAGTAGGAGCACGACTGACAATTGATAACAGATAACCGGGTGCAGCTAACCATCCTTTTATTTTGTCAAACAATGTATCAGTATGAGTTACTATCGGTATTTTAGGTACTTCTACTGGGGTTACTGAAGTCGATCCTGTGTTTAAATTTATTTTGCTACCATTAACAAACATAGTTCCTGCACTAGCATAAGACCCCTCACCACTTGCGCTCATACTCATTGCACCATTAACTTTAACTGTATATGTGCCTAATGTGTACCCACTAAAGTTTCCACCTGAACGATAAGAAATATCAGCCTCAGCATTTATTTTAATGTTATTGGCTGCTATATTTAAATCATTTTTAGCGTTAATATTGATATTGTTATCTGCGTGTAAATTTAAATCGCCCTGTGTTCTGATATTTACACTGTTGGTAGCGTACATATCAATAGTACCTTCTTTGCCTAATTCAATGTAGCTTTGTCCGTTAGAATGAATAATGAACAATGTTTGCCCATCGTCGCTCATTAATATTTGATGACCCAATGCAGTTCTTAATCTTATTAATTGATCTTTCCCAACAACATCACCATCATCCATAACAATGCTATGTCCGCCTCTGCGTGATACTAATTTTAATGACTCATCTGATGACTCAACTCCCGTTGTTAATATATTGTTGTCAGTAAAACCACCTTGATGAATTGCTCTACCCGGAGTGCTAACTCCCCAACCAACCTGTGACGGTGATTCTCTTAGTGCGCTAGTTGATATTGGCCCTCTTATAGGGTCTCTGATTAACCCCTGTTGGAAATAAACAGAAGAACTATAGCTATGAATTGGTTTAGCTGCGTTTAAAAATTCTGTAACTGCGTTAATTTTTTTATTATTATTGTTGAGATTAACTACTGGTAGTCTTGTAGCTCCGCCCAATCCCGCTGCTTCGGGGTCATTTGGTACAATATTTTCAGACGCCCCTATTGCCGGTATCATTTGCAATAATTCCGGTGGAAGAATACTACCAATATAATATCCGTAGTTAACATCACCGTTAATAAAAATACAAACTACTGTACTTCCAATATCAGGAGGGCTATACCACATTCCATATGAACTTGGATTTTGTGTATATGTGCCATAATCAGTGTCTTTACTTCCTCCCTGAGGTTGAGTACTTCCAAAGAAGGGACTCATGTAGCTTACTGTAATCCAACTACTTTTTTCATTTGGGCTAGGCGCGCCAAATTGAGCGATATAAACATCTATTCTACCTGCTCTTGTTGAGTCAATATTATTTTTTACTACGCCAAGTACAGGCACCGAACGTATTACACCGCCACCTGCATCTGGCTTAGTTTCCTTAGCTTGGCCCTTTACTTTAATGTCATTTGTTGCCATTAATTATTATCTTCCGTTATTTTCATCGTCTACTGTTCCGCCGTACTTAGTCGGAACCAAAACTGAACTTGCTGCAATTCTTTGCATTGGGTCCATGACATTGTTAATACTTCCAACTGAAGTACTGAGTTGACCAGCATCTGTACCAGCATTTGACCCAGAAGTGAACCCTGCTCTACTCGTTGTGCCTGTGCCGGCTGGTGTAGGGGCAGAACCCTGGGACGATCCGATTAGTCTAGGATCAGTCGCTGCAAAGTTAGTCCTTGCTGCCGCGGCGGCGCTGCGTTCGGCTGCACCGATTAGTCTAGTATCAGTCGCTGCAAAGTTAGTCCTTGCTGCCGCGGCGGCGCCTTGATTCAAAACTACACCGGTTCCACCAGAAGGTCTACCCTGAGCAGATTTAACAGTACTTGGTCCGGGATCTTGAAACGTGTTAAGTGTCAAAGTTAAATCTTGTGTAAATTTTCCACCCTTAAAATTACTAATTACCCTTGTAACCATATAGCTAATTCCGCCACCGCGACTATCAATATCTTTTTGAACATAATCTGGATATTTATAAAAGAATATTGAGTTATTTAAACTCATCGTGCCAGTACTATTTTGATAGTCTATTGGTTCTATAAAATTTATTTCAATAAAAACTTGACCTCCGTTTGGATTAATAGTAAATCCGTCGTCACCGTAAAATTGATTGTATCGTGAATTTATACTACTAGGTGAAGTTTGCATTATAAAGTCTGGATCACCTAAGATTGTGATTCTAGCTGAACCAAAGTCTTTAGGACTAAACAAACTAGTCATATACATATTTTGTGCTTCCATAGATATATTAAGTTTACCCTGTGTTGGTTGTCCTTGAGGTTGACCAACTGTTACTGGAATATCGGCTGCGCCACCCTGAGCCTGCGAAGGTAGAGGTGCCCCGAGACCAAATCCCTGAAGGGTAACATTATGGTAGGTAAAATCCATATTTTGTGTATAACTAATTACTTCAGAATTTTTACCAGTATACCAGTACTCGTATCGTTTATGTGCCCCATAATACGGTGTTGTCTTACTAGCAGAGGCTGCTACTACAATTGGAGTTAAATACGGCTGGATAATATAGGTAATCTTATAAACATAGTCTCCCTGATTAGGATCCCATCCTAAGTTTTTTACTTCGGCACTTATGTTAAACCATTTTAATTCTTTTGGTGAATTCTCTTGTTTTTCATATGAACCTGTTTCGGGGTCGGGAGACAAATTTGTATTATTTACTTGAGACAATCCATCTTCTAAATACGAACTCTGTTTAATTATTTCTGACACTGCTTGTATGATAGACGTACCCTGTGCTATTTTAATAGTACGCAATGAATCATTTGGTTTTTCTCTAGAAGCAGTCTTTTGATTAGATTCTGAAGTTTTAGCCGCCGTTGTCATGGGTATTTTTCTCTTATCTAAATCAGCACTACTTTTTAAACTTGAGTTCTTGAACTGTTCTTTATCGGGACCAAGAAACACAACATCATATTTTCTTGGTATAGTTACCCCTTTGCCCACTAGTTTTTGCTGGTCAAAATTTAATTTTGAAAACAAACTTGACATGTTTGAAACATTTGTCTGTTGTCCGTTAGCCCTTTGTGCAGGATCTGGCCCAACTGGATTATTTGCGTCAGGTTGATTTTGTCCAGGATCAAACAACGCATTAAATACAGTATCTGCCACGATGGGCGTATCAGAAATAATTGTGCTAAATTTTGAACCAAACCCAATTATCTGATTTGGTGGAACAGCCGTGATATTGTAAACTACCGGTTTACCGGTAATTTTAAATTTCATGTCCTTGATTAGTATGTCAATATAACGTTCATACAGTCCAAACGCATTACCTGCAGGATTGCCATCTGCGCTTGGTATTTTAGATGGGTCAATAATTTCACCATTTTTATCATATCCCAAGAATCGAATACCTAATATAAAAAATTGTCTCATGCCGTCTTGCACCATTGCAAAGTTTTTAGTATTAGTTGTAGATGCTAACTCATTCTGTGCCCTGCGTAATTTAGTTAACAACGAAAAACCATACGGTTCAGTTATAGTGAATGACATTTCACTAATATTGGTTGATGCACCAACTTCTTTGGTGCCAATTGTTTGTGTAAATTTTAAATCATCTATGAAAAAATCTAGTTCAAATCCAGGGGTACGTTTAGTCGTTTTATTAATTCCGCTGCTTTGTGCAATTAAATATGCTCCGCCTTTTTTTGGTGACGGAGTAGAAGCTGCAGGAGGTGAACCAGAACGTCCTGCTTCGCCCGGTGCCTGTACAAAGTTTGAACTAGTAGTAGGCGCAGGGGATGCAACCCCGGGGGAGATATTATTTATAGCATTCAAATCCTTTCTTCCTGATTCTATAAAAGCATCGTATGCATCAGGAGTTATCATATACAATGATAGTTGATATGTGTAGCTACTAAAATTACTTAATGGATTTTGTGTTCGTTTGCCGGGTTTAATTGCTACTGTGTTAGTTGAGTCAGTAGACATTGGATTTGCTGCCGGAGAATCTGCTTTTCCTGCTGGAGTAGTGGGAGTCGCTTGAACTGGTGCAGCACTACCTTTTGGAGGATATCTATTTAATAATCTAGCATTCTCACCTGATTGGGCAGGATTTTCTTTATCATCCTTTACTGAGTTTTGATTCATCTTAAATTCCCAAAACTTGTTTTAACATATCCAATTTAGGTAAATATATTCCTGTCCCGGCGGTAAAATCAAAATATGGATCTTTTAATCTGTTTGGATTTCTACTTGAAAACACCCACCATAATCTACTGTCACTGTATAAGTCATATGCCAAGGTATCAGGTCTATATTCATAAACTGAAGTTATCTCCCAATAAATATCCGATGGTTGCATTGGTATGGGTCTATTTGACATAATATCTAAAAAGTTATTATTAACTATTTCAGTAAAATAATATGGACTTGTTGCTGGGTATAAATTATTAGCTGACATTACCAAATTCCTCCGCCTGAATTGAGTGATCCTCTTAATAATGCACCTGTTGCATATTCTTTCAAACTAAATCTATTACTAATGTCATTTCTAGTTACAATTGGCACTGCGGTAATACTAAGATTTATCTTTGTAGGAACATATGACGCTTCCTTTGTTCCAGCATTCGTAGTTTGCCAAACGGGTGATGATACTGTTGCACCTGGATTAAGGCCACCACTATCCATTCTAACTGCCCCTGCTTGTACCATTCCACTTTCTCCGGATTTAGCTTGTGCAGGATTGTTTTGTCTATTATCACCCGCCGGGGCAAAATTACTTCCAGCTTGTATATAATCAACTTCCGTGGGCAAAGTGTAGGTAAAAGCTGTAATTGCCAATGGATGATTATCAAATTGAAATGCGCCCAATCCACTCAAATAGCACAGTGGAGGAGGGGTGCCGTTAGTAGGATTTTGGTCTAAACCATAAAACATTTTAGTAATTGATCTGAAGAAATGTATTACTGCTAGTACATATTGTGCTTCAAATGTATCCTGTGCAGTAAAATCACACCCAATAGTAACGGTATCAACTGAACTACCCTGATATGAGTGAATTTTATAATTTGAATGTGTTAATGGAGTAGGCTCATATTGAGCAGCATACGCAACTGCTATATTAGGAGTATATGGGAAGATGACCCCTCCTGTTGCTACCAATGGTGCTAATATTCCAGGGGGTCTAGCGTTATACAAATAGTCTGCCCCGGGACTTAAACTTAATCTTACCCGCCAGTCTGCTTTGTTTTGGAAGTTTACTGCATCTTGTAGTGTAGCCTGTTTTGCTGTGTTTAATTTTTTTGTAGTTAAACCTGACACTGACATATTACCTAATTCACCTGCATTGCTTATTGCTTCCGCATTTGCAGCCGCATTTTGCTCTAGTATATTTGCGTTACCTTCAGGATTAGAATTTTGTACTAGAACAGGGTCAGCAGGTACTTTCTTGTCTTGTATAGTTTCCTCACCAGATTTAAATCTAGCGGTGTCTGCCGGGTCTTGATTTGGATCGACTACTGCTTTTGAATTTTTAACTCTATTCTGCTCTGCCTCTATTTGCGTAAACTCTTGATCAAATGCAGCTTGAGAAAATACATTGTTTATTGGAATTGGTGCAGCATTTTCAATATTAGTTGTCGGGACTGTTACCGAGACTGCTGAATTGTCTGCGGCCGTGTAAGTAGAGGTATTTTCAGCAATATTTTTTGTTACTTGATACTCCTGTCCGTCTACTGTAGCCGTCGCGACATTAGTCCCTGGAATTGTGCCGGTAACTGTTGCTGTTGCTACACTTGTAGTTTCCGCAGTATCAACTTTTACTTCACTCGTATTGGGTTGATTAGTAACTACTGTCTGTGGAGGTACCTTAATTTTTTCTGCATTCGCTTGATCATATAATTTACCGGCTCTCGTGGAAGCTTCATCAGCTAATGCCAATCTTTCGGCTGGGGTCGCACTTTTAATTGTATCGTATTGTGCTTGTGTAATAGTTCCTTCCGCAAGACCACGATCTAATGCTCTATTATTAAAAGCAGTGTTTGGAGTACGGCGAAACAAAGCTGCTTCTTTAGTAGCCCGGTCACCTTGTGCGTCAAGAGTTTTACTAGCCTCAGTCTCAATGGGGGCAAAACTATATCTAGTCGTAATATTACCGCCTGTAGTCTCAGCTACTGAAGTATTAGTTGTCGTGGTAGTAGTAACTACCTTTGCTTGATAATTAGTAGTTAACGCCGGAGCAGGACTTGTTGCTTGTTCAATTTCTGGAGTAGGAATATATGTTGTAGCCGGTTGCCCCGGAGTAGCTGTTGCTGGAGGGGTCGTAGTTGGGGTAAGTCCGCTATTCTTAGCTTCCAACGCTTCCGCTGCATCGGCGGCTGTGTTGGCATTATTTGACTGAGTTCGGTATTCGGAGGCTACAACTTGTTGTTGAGTCACTTTATTATTAGCAGCTTGTAATTGTTGTTGCGCCCGCCCTATTTCAACAGCATCACCGGTCACTTTTGCCCGATCTAAAGTTACGATAGCAAATTTTGCATCACGTTCTGCATCTAGGACCGCTTTTTCTGCGTTAAAGGCCTTGATATCAGCCTTATTAGCAGCATCTGAAGCATTGAGTGCGGCTGTTCTCCATTGCGATGAGGTATTTGCTCCTGTTGTTGCCATATAATATTATTATCCTTCTTCTTATCTATTTAGCATTCCAAAATATCAGCATTTAGAATAAAAATAAAATATTTAGATAAATAAATGTACAAGGGGATGCATTATGGAAGAGTGGAAAACGCTTGAAAGAATACCTAAATATGAAGTCAGCAATTACGGTAAAATTAAGTCTACAAAAAATGGAAAAGTAAAATTACTAAAAGTATGCGTTAACAATTGGGGATATGAATTAGTATGTTTATCAGATGGCAAAAAACGATATACTAGCTATATCCATCGGTTAGTAGCAGAGGTGTTCATCCCGACCACAAACAAAGCACTAGTAGTTAATCACAAAGACAAAAACAAAAAGAATAACACAGTAAATAATTTAGAATGGACAACTGTGATGGAAAATATGTGGCATCGTGATGACACGGAAAAATATTTAAAAACAAGTGAAATATTAGAAATGTGCAAAAGCATGTCAATACTACAACTAGAAAAATTTCTATTGTCGGGACAGAAAATTGTAAGAGATAAATAAAAAGCGTCTTTTTTACCTTTTCTACAAAAAACTGTTGCATTTCAACAACTAGTATGCTATAATCACTGTAGCATAACTATAACACAAGGAGACCCATGTCATTACTACCTGCACCAAGAAAACCCGTTAATTATCTGAATAATCGTGACATTCTTAAAGAGATTCACACAAGCAAGACCTCGTATTGTCACTTCACTGAACCTGAATATCATAGATACGATTTTATTGTTGATATGCCCCAATCTTCTATACAAGCAAGTTTAGAATATGCATTTAAACCCGAAACTATTCAATTAGCCAGAGAAACTAGAGCTACACGCTTGAGTTTAGAAGCAGGGGTAAAAGAATCAGTTAGCCCAGAATCTATTCTGGTAACAGATTTAGTATTCAGAGTAATGAATTGGGATCATGTGCCAGTAGCACCAAAAGTTCCACGCAAAACAGTTAAAAAGAAAACAGCAAAAGATATCTTTGAATTTGAAGAAGAAGTTAATCCAGATGAGATTTTTGCTGATTTGGAAGACGCAACAACCAAAGCAGAAGTAGATGATCTAGTTCATGTTAAGGTAAACTTTCCACCATTCCAACATTATAAAATTGATGAAAATAATACATTCTATTGTGTTGGCAAAAGTCATTGGAAAGGTGATCTATCCACTGGAGAATTCAGTAAGGATCACGGTCAAGTAACAAATAAACTTGCCCGTATGTATATTATGATGTGTGGGAAATACGCCATGAAATACAATTGGCGTGGATATACTTATAATGATGAAATGCGTAATAGTGCCATTCTTCAACTTACTTATGTTGGGCTAAGATTCAATGAGTCTAAAAGTGCTAATCCATTCGCATATTATACAGCAGCAATTACAAATAGTTTCTGCCGTGTCCTAAATACTGAAAAACGCAACCAAAATATTCGTGATGACATCTTGGAAATTAATGGCCTTAACCCAAGCTGGACTCGTCAGGGTCTGGGTTCTGGAATGAGTTCAGTAGTTTACGAAGAATAAGTTGTCCAATGATGTTGCTACGGCAGCATCATTTATTGTATAATAGAAAAATGTCAAATCTTTTTAAAAAAGCCGCTTGCCTAACTGACGTTCATTTTGGTCTTAAGGGTAATAGTATACAACATAACACAGATTGTATCAATTTCATTGATTGGTTTATTGCCAAAGCCAAAAGTGAAGGGTGCGAAACTTGTTTTTTCTTGGGTGACTGGAATCATCATAGGGCAAGTATCAATATCCATACATTACAGTTTGGGCTACAGGCGCTGGAGAAACTAAATGATAACTTTGATCGGGTATATTTTATACCGGGTAATCACGACCTTTATTATCGTGATCGCAGAGATATTCATGGTATTGAGTGGGCTAAACATTTACCTAATGTACAACTCGTTAATGATTTCTTCACTGAAGGTGATGTTTGCATCAGCCCTTGGTTAGTCCAAGATGATTACAAAAAGGTACAGAAACTTAGTGGTAAATATATGTTTGGACATTTTGAATTACCTAGATTCTATATGAATGCACAAATATTAATGCCTGATCACGGAGAAATCAGCACTGATCATATGAAGGATTTTGATCATGTCTTTAGTGGACATTTTCATAAACGACAACACAATAAGAATGTTTGGTATATAGGGAATGCATTCCCGCATAACTATGCTGACGCAGGTGATGATGCCAGAGGTATGATGATGTTAGAATGGGGACAAGACCCGATCTTTCACAGTTGGCCTCGACAACCTATCTTCCGTGTACATAAACTTAGTGATGTTCTAGAAAATCCAGAAGGTTTGCTATTAATTGACAGTCATGTTCGTGTGCATTTAGATATCAACGTAAGTTACGAGGAAGCTAATTTTTTACGAGAAACATTTATACCTGAATATAAACTAAGAGAGATGACATTGATACCAATGAAAGTAGACCAAGTTGAAACAGAAGGTCGCGGTGATTTAAAGTTTGAGTCAGTGGACCAAATAATCGTGGAACAAATCAACAGTATTGAAAGCAATAGCTTTGATAAAAGGATTTTGCTAGAAATTTACACCAATCTATGATAATTCTACAAACAATAACCCTGCGTAATTTTTTGAGCATAGGTGCTATTTGCCAAGCAGTTGACTTTGACAGACAAGAGCTAACCCTTATTCTGGGTGAAAATCTAGACCTGGGCGGCGGTGATTCTAGAAATGGAACGGGCAAAACCTCACTGATTCAAGCATTATCTTACGCTTTATTCGGTGTTCCTATTAACAATATTCGTAAAGATAATCTAGTTAATCGTACTAATGGCAAAAACATGATGGTAACATTAGAGTTTAATGCCGGTGGAATTGATTATAAGATTGAACGCGGACGAAAGCCAAACATTTTACGATTCTATGTGAATAATGATTTACAAAGGGGAAATGATGATGCCCAGGGCGAAAACAAAGAAACCCAAGTGGCAATTGAAAAAGTGATTCATATGAGTAGCGATATGTTTCAGCATATTGTGGCACTCAACACCTATTCCGAACCGTTTCTTGCATTAAAAAATAATGAACAACGTGCTATCATTGAACAACTATTGGGCATTACTTTACTTAGTGAGAAGGCAGAAATCATTAAAGGAATGGTCAAAGATAGTAAAGATCATATTCAACAAGAAGAATTTAATGTAAAAGCAATTGAAGAGGCCAACAAACGTGTACAAGAACAAATTGATGCTACTAAACGTAGACAGAAATTGTGGAAGATGAAGCACGATGAGGACTTGGAGAAACTTGCTATTGATTATCAACGGTTGATTATTATTGATATTGATATTGAATTACAGTCTCATACCGCATTATCAGCTTGGAACGAAAAGAAAAAACAACAGGATGCTTATAATTCATTGTTTGCTCGGTCTTTGGCCTGGCAACAAAAGCATGACAGTGATGTATCTGCTGCTGATAAAATATATGTAGATAAGAATCGCTATAACATTGAAGATGAACTAGCAGCATGGACTAAATTGAACGAGTGGTCACGCGAATTTATCAGTCAATCTACTATTGCTAGTACGATTTCTACACTAACCAAAAGTATAGTAAAAGAAAAAGAATTAATTTCTAAACTTGAAAAAGAAGTTGAGTTATTAGAAGATCATACTTGTTATGCGTGTGGACAAGACTTCCATGATGACAGTCACGCCAAGGTGTTAATTGATAAGCAAGAACTGTTGGGTAATGCAGTGGTGCAGATTAATGAATTACAAACTAGTGTAGCTACTAATCAAGCACTTATAAAAGACTTGGGGATGAAGCCTACCACTTTGTACAAAACCGAAGCTGAAGCAATCAGACATAGTAGCGACCTAAGTAACTTGAAAACAGTTTGGGAAGATAAAAAGCTAGAAGCTAATCCTTTTTCTGATCAATTAGCAGAATATACGGAGCTTGAGTTGGGGCGTCAGCCAGAAACTCATTATGATACTGAATCGCAGGCAATTGAACATCGTAGTAAAGTGGCTAATACAATTAAAGATATTGAACGAAAAAGTGAAGATGTTGACCCATATAATGAACAGATTACCGAGATGGAAAATCAAGCATTACAAGAGATTAATTTTGACAAGATTAATCGGTTGACCCGCACTATGGAACATCAGAAATTCTTGCTTGATATTTTAACTAGTAAAGATAGTTTTGTTCGTAAGAAGATCATTGATCAAAATCTGGCATACTTGAATAGTAGATTAACGCATTACTTAGATAAAATTGGACTTCCCCATCAAGTAATATTTAAAAATGATTTGCAAGTTGAGATTACGGAATTGGGTCGTGAAATGGACTTTTATAATTTATCAAGGGGAGAAATGAATAGAGTTATTCTATCATTGTCTTGGGCATTCCGTGATGTTTGGGAAAACTTATATCAACCCATAAATGTGTTGTTCATTGACGAACTGTTGGATAACGGCACAGATAGTGTTGGGGTTGAAAATTCTCTGGCGATTCTAAAGGATATGTCTCGCCGCAGACACAAATCAATATGGCTTGTTTCGCACAAAGAGGAATTAGTAAATAGGGTACCTAATGTGCTGAAAGTTGTGAAAGAAAATGGTTTTACACAATACAATAACTTAGTGGATATAGAATGAGTATAAATATGACACATGCACAAAGGTCACTGGGAGTTCCCTCATGATTTCAATATTGATGAATGGTTTGGTTTCCTATATAGGATAACTGAATTATCTTCCGGTATGGAATATTTAGGTAAAAAACAACTACATCAACACTTGAGAAAAACAGTCAAGGGTAAAGTAAATAAGAAAAAAGTGATTAAGGAATCTGACTGGAAAACATATACAGGATCTTCTGTGCGATTAAATTTAGCAATCTCTGCTTTGGGCAAAAATAATTATAAATTTGAAATAGTGTCCCTTCACAAGACCAGAGCCTCGTTAGTTTACGCTGAAGTTAAACTCCAGATAAATGAAGAGGTTCTTAGAACTAGATTACCCAACGGTGAGAGAAAGTACTACAATGGACTAATTTCTGGGATAAAATTTATCCCGCCCGGAGAGACGCCAGAAGAAGCGAAGATGAAAAAATAGGCAATGAAAAAGATAGAGTAAATATAAGATGATAAGTGAAATGTCAGTTACCGTAGACGAAGAAATCAACACTTTATTACTGTCATTTAATCGTGATAGAATTAATTTCAATGTTGAAACACTAAACGACTTTCCTTTTCATCTATTGCTTACAGGGGAATGTAAAGTAATAGATGCATGGATCGGGCAACTTATGGATGTGGCCGACCCCAATGATTTGAACATTCTTTTTATGAAGTTTAATCGTAAAGGTCGTTATATTGCTGTACAAAGCAAATTAACATGGGTTGCCGATAATTTCACTTATTATACATCTCAAAAACACGGAGACTGGATGATTTTTGAATTTGATAGTTTCTTCTTACACAATACTGATTTATTAAAATCATATTGTTCCATCGACACCAAGTCAACAAAAAATAATTCTCAATTAACAATTAATATCTAATATATAGTAACAATTTGCTGGCTCAGTTTGTGGGTCCTCCTTGAGTTTGTACAGATTGTGCTGTGCTGACGGATCTGGAGTATACATGAATAGCAATATTCATGGAAAACCGAGAAGGCTCTCGTCAAAGCGAACCTTCAATGAGTCTATATCCAACTCTATCTTGCGGATATAGAACATGCGTTGTCGAAGGACCAATTGAAAGACATTGGCAGCTTCACTACAGTCCCAAAAACATTACAGGACAACCGGTTGCGTATAATGTCAGAAATAGGCAATTATACGGGGAATAGAATGCAAAGGTCGACGGTCGTGGCAAACACACTTTTACCCATTGGTAGTGCAAATTTGCACTACCATGGCTCTCTAATCGGCAATTGATATCTAAACCATTACAGTATAAAACAATTGAGTACCGTAAAAACAAAGAACGAACGCAGTGAGTTCTTTGATGAACGTAGTTCATCTGTTATTGAAACAACTCAAAATGTATAAATGAATATTTACGGCTATAATTAGAAAAATGGCATTTGAATTTTCTTAGTGGTTTCTAAGTTTTCTTCTACAATCTGACTTATAGCCAAACGTTCATCAGGACTCATATTTAATACGTCCTCGTATGATACCCCACCTCGCATATACCAAGAATACTTCAATGCATTTTTCTTAATATCTTTGCACTCTTTTTCCATACCGTCTAATAGCTTCTGTACCCCTTCTGGGGAAAGAGATAGAAGCCTTATCCGAAAAAATCAGTTACATTTAATGCTAGAGGTTGTTCGTATTCATTGGCACAGTGAATACATTTAATTTTTTGTGGCTTAGTTGTAGAATGTTCTCTCAATGTTCCTATTTGTTTTCTAATAGTATCATGTGTATTTTTATCGCAGTTTCCTAAAAATTCCGCAATATATTCTTTATTATCCACTTGTTCACCTGTGGGTATTATTATATACTCAATACTATTGGACATAACCTCTATATTTATTTTGGAAATTTTAAGCATCATCGTGCTAGATTTTTCTTTACGTTCTGCTTCATCAGTCATGTTTTCCAATGCTACAATTTCACGTTGTATGTTAAACTGAGCTAAGTTCCCGTCATTGATGTTTGTGTAATTTAATGGTCTAATTTTAATCTTTAAATCACCTAAATTCAATGTACTGGAATAATCACCTGAACTCATTACTGACAACAATCCAATTAAATTTATTCCATACGTAGCTTCTTCTTCACATGCGGGACATGTAGATTCTATTTCTAACTCACTTCCATTGGTAGCGGCACGAATAGCAATCAATACAGCATCAATATCCATGCTAGGCATTGCCCAAGGATCTTTTATTGCTGGAACGCAACTTTTTATAATGTCACATATTGCAATACCATTGAACAAAGCATCAGGTGTTTTGCTAGTAATTTCATCAATGGCTGTCATGGGATAAACCGGTAATTCACCGTTTTCTGGCATTTCAATTGACCCCTGTGGGTAAAATGTGCCTTTACTAGGTAACGACACATAAAATGCAGGTCTACGGAAATATTGTCTTAGTGGGTTGTTCAATGTATATTCTCCTAAATATGTATTTTATAAATAATAAATACTATTGAACTATTTATTATTTAAAAATAAGGATAAAATTAATATGGCAACTGGAACTGAAGAATTTGACCGTTTGATAGCACAAGCATTTGAAACATACGGCTTTGAGAACGAAAAAATGATGTTGAAGAGGGGACTATTAGAGGACCAACGGGTCGATGCGGAGTACGCGGTTATACAAAAAATTAAGGACTCTGGTGTTGCGTTTGATACACTGACAGCAGCACAGCAGAAAGCAGAGTTAGAACAAAGAAAACAAACTTCCCTTTATGAAAAAACATTAGGAGGATTAAAAGATCAGCTTGAGTCAACTGTTGCCTTAACAAAAACACAATATGATAGCATACACGCTGCTGAAATGTTGCAAAAAGCAAAAGATCGTGAAATAGATACTTTAAAAAACGCAGAAAAAAATTATGCTTCAATGATCACCAGCATAAATTCTGTGACAGGGGCAATTGCTCTTTATAAGACCAAACAATTAGAAGCTGCTGCAGGTAATGCTGACGCTACTGCTAAGGTAGTAGGTAAATTTGCATTAATGGAATTAGGCACAACTGCTGTTTCTGCTGGATTCAATTATATTGTAGATAGCACTAAAGCTGCATACGCAGGTATGATGGCCTACAATGCTGCTTTGGTAACCGCCGCAGATGGAATTACTCTGGCGAGTACTGAACAATTAGCAGTACTGGACTCTCAAGCCACCTCGATAGGAACTGCTAGTAGCAGTTTCTTTGCTGTGGGTGCAGCCGCCGGCACCACAGCACTTGCAATGGGGGCACTGAAGATTCCTGCACTATCCGCCGCTTTTGGACTTGCCGCGGTAGCTGCTCCGGTGTCATTAGTGACAATAGGTTTATTTGCATTAGCGACTCTGCTAGGGCTTGGTGGTGCTGCAATCTTAAAAGATCAGCAGCTTAAGAAAGAGAAGGAAGCACAAGACCGTAAACTTGGTAATCAGTTAAACGATAAATTGTACGACTCGTACATGAATATTGGTAAAGCTGGTCTAGTTGGTTCTCAGGGTCTTACTGGACTAAAAGACAATGCACATAAAGCAGGATTTGCATTAAAAGATATTGATAAGTTTACCTCGGTACTTAAGACTAGTCAAAAAGAAATGAGTTTGTTTGCCGGAGGTGCAGCCGCAGGTGTAGATAAATTTGCATCAGTTACGGGTGAAATGACTGCTAAACTAGGAAATCATTTTCGTAATTTAGGAATTTCAATAGAAGAACAAGCAGAAGAAACAGCAAAGTATATGGCTTTGCAAGCACGACTAGGATTACTACAAGGAAAAACAGTAACTGAATTGGCAACTGGTGCAGGAAAGTATTTAGAAGAATTAGACAAAACTGCTACTTTATTGGGATCTAGTCGTAAAGAACAGGAAGATGCTCGTGGTGCTGTAATGGCAATTGAGCAATTACGGGCCGCTATGATGGCTGCTCAAGCGTCGGGCAACACAGAAGAATCTGAAAAATTAGAAAGATATTTACAACAAGCTGTCGTATTACAAGAAAGGGGATTAACAAAAGAATCTGCAGGTGTAGCTAAATTAGGTGCAAGTGGTGGAGCAGTAACAGATGACGATACTGTAATAGCAAGACAAATGTATAGTAATGATTATTTTAAAAAACTTGATAAAGGTACAGCAACAACGATAGAATTAACGCGCCAACTAGCAAAAGAAACACAGACCGCGTATGAAAGAACTGCTTTAGGTTTTGCAAGAACCGGAGTAGATCCAGGAATGACTGGAGGTAAATTTGGAAAAGCAGCCGACATGACCACTGCTGTTAAACTGCAAGAAAAGACTGGGAGAGAGGAGGCGGCTAAAAAGGGATTAGTAGAAGGCACTCCTGAATATAATAAGTTCTTTGAGGATTTCTTAGTTGCACAGAAAAAGGCAACTGATGAAGAGGGAAAAAAGGCACAGTTGCTAAGAGAACAGCAAGTAAAAGATAATATTGCTGCTGATAATCGGTTGATTGAAGTGTCTAACAATTTTATGGGTGCTACAAACATATTTTCAGATGCGGTTAACAAATTTGCAGGTAAAAATGATGATGTGGGTAAGCGCAGCAGTAACACCGGGGCATCATCGGACCCAACGGCACTAAAAGTAGGACAGCAAGGAGCGCCAGTTCCAGTTGCAGCTAATTATTCAAAAACACAAATGTTTACGCCTCAAGAGGCCAGAAATATTTTAGACGGAAACCCTAGTGCAAGAGATTTAAAAGATTTTGGCGGAAGAGAGGCATTGGAAAAAAAGGCAGAGGGAGTCAAAGGCCTAACCGGAAGGGAACAACTAACCGATGCCGGACTAACAATTAAACGCGGTGATGTACAAAAAGAGGGTTCTAGTGTAGATCCAAAACTTATAGAAATAGCAAAACAAGCTCAAGCAAGTATACCTGGATTTGAATATTTTTCAGGGTTCAACGATCAATATCATCAAGAAAAATCACCGGCGAGTAAACATACTAAAGGCCTAGCATTTGACTTTGTAGTAAATCCTGGACCAGGTAGGCAGAAACCCTCAAAAGAACGGAGTGATACAATTATTAGTATGCTGAAAGGAATGGGATTATCTAAAGTAGAAAATGAATATGATAACCCTAGTAAAAAAGCTACCGGTGGGCATTTTCATGCAGAATTGGCAATGCCTAAAGCATTTGATGGGGGTTTATTTGATGGACCTAAATCAGGATACGCTGTAGAATTGCATGGTAGAGAAGCGATTGTACCAATGCCAGACCCATCTTCTACAATAAAAATGGAAACCAATTCACCTGACAAAACCCCATTATCGTCAGTGGTAAATAATAATAGTAACTCACAACAATATAATACAACTGATTTGATGTCCAATATTTTTGAAATGATGTCCTCTAAAATGGATGAAATGATTGACAGATTGGACATGGGTAATAATTACTCTGACAAATTAGTAAAAGCTATGGTTTAACGCTAAATACTAGATAATATTATGACCTACAAAAAACGTTTTACGAATAAAAGTGGTATCTCTAGCCCCATTGGTGGCGGAAATAGCAACTCTGGCACCTGGAATGGTAGTCCAGGACAAAATGGTTCATCTACTGGCGGTTGGAATAATCACGAAATGGGTTATAAAAACTACATGAGTAGACTCCCTGAAGTATATACAGGTCACCCAAATCGCATTGAACGCTATAATCAATATGAAATGATGGATGTTGACGCCGAGATAAACGCCTGTTTAGATATCATTTCAGAATTCAGTACACAGAAAAACGAACACAATGATACCCCATTCAATCTAGCATTTGCAGAAGATCCAACTCCTCACGAAGTAGAATTGCTTAAGAAACAATTACAACAATGGTGTAAACTAAACGAATTTGGAACAAGAACATTCAAAATCTTCCGTAATACAATCAAGTACGGAGATCAAGTATTCGTCCGAGATCCAGAAAACTTCAAACTATACTGGATTGATAATACTAAAGTAATCAAAGTTATTGTTAATGAAAGCGAAGGCAAAAAGCCAGAACAATATGTTATCAAAGACATTAATATAAATCTACAGAATCTTACTGTAGCACAGAAAACTAACTCAGACTTTGCTGCCAATCCAGCAACAGGCTTGGGTGGTACAGGTGGAGGTTCAGGCGGCGGGGGCGGTGGTGGATATACTGTTCCAAGTATGCCCTACAATACTACTGGATCTCGTTTTACATTAGGACAAAGTGAATCAGCAATTGACGCTAAACACATTGTTCACTTGAGTTTAACTGAAGGATTAGATAGATTCTGGCCATTTGGTCAATCAATACTAGAGAACATTTTCAAAGTTTATAAGCAGAAAGAATTACTAGAAGATGCGGTTCTTATCTATCGTGTACAACGCGCACCAGAACGGAGAATGTTTAAGATTGACGTTGGAAATATGCCAAGTCATTTGGCCATGGCTTTTGTTGAGCGTATTAAAAATGAGATTCATCAAAGACGAATTCCTAGCACCAATGGCGGATCAGCGATCGTTGATGCTAGTTATTCGCCACTTTCAATGAATGAGGATTACTTCTTTCCAGTAACAGCAGACGGCAGAGGAAGTAGTGTTGAAGTATTGCCAGGTGGACAAAATCTTGGTGAAATTGATGACTTGAAATACTTCAATAACAGATTAGCCCGTGGTTTGCGTGTACCAAGTTCATATTTACCAACTGGTCCTGATGATAATACTACACCATTAAGTGATGGTCGTGTTGGAACAGCAATGATCCAAGAGTTCCGCTTCAATCAATATTGCGAACGACTACAGAAGTACATGAGCCATAAGTTAGATGAAGAATTCAAGTTATTTTTGCGTTGGAGAGGTTTCAATATTGATAGTGGGTTATTTACATTGGAATTTAATCCACCTCAAAATTTTGCAGCTTATCGCCAAAGCGAACTAGATAACGCACGGGTAAGTACATTTGCTAGTATGGAAGCATTTCCTTATATCAGTAAACGCTTTGCACTAGAACGATTCTTGGGATTAAGTGAAGAAGAAATCAACAAGAACGAGAAGATGTGGCGCGAAGAAAACGGCAAAGATGCTGAGGTTGAAGCATCAAGTAGCGATTTGCGTAATATTGGTGTTAGCGCCGGCGGCATAGAAAGTGATTTAGAAACTGCTGACGGAATTGAAAATAACCCAGAAGAAGGCGAACAACCAACTGGACCGGAAGTAGTGGGACCTGTAGGCAACACTCCTGGGGGACAGCCTGCCCCAGCAGATACTGGAATGTAAGATAAATAACATATGCGAGAAATATTATGATTTTGATGGAAATGTTTAATCCTGCGGTTGAAGGCTATCAAGATTTAGCTGCTGATAACTCTAGTCCAAAGTGGAAAGAAAGCCGCAAAACAAAACTAACACTAAGACAGATTCGCAAACTTAGAAAAATGTTGGATGTTAGGAATTTTGAAAAATCAAAATATATCAAAAAAGTACATGAACAATATGGTGTAAAGCCAGAAGCCGTACCTCAATAGAGTAAAACTTTCTATCTCTCCTAATAATGCAAAAAATGCTATCTTATTAAGCATTTTTTAAATGTATAGCATAAGTACAATACACAAGCCATTACTTAGGAGAAACAAACAATGGACCACAAAAAATTTGAACAACTTATTGATTTGATTATTAATGAGAATGAAGAACAAGCTCGTGCATTATTTCACGATATCGTAGTTGAAAAAAGCCGCGAAATCTATGAAGATATAATGTCCGATGAAATGGATGAAGGCATGGGCGGTCAAGTAGGTCAGATGATGGACGAAATCTCTGCTGAAGAAGAAGGCATGACTGAAGAAGAAGATGAAGAAATTGACTTTGATGACGAAGGTGATGACGATATCGTTGATATCGAAGCCGATGATGACATGGGTGATGAAGCTGAAGGTACAGAAGATCGTCTAGTAAGCATTGAAGATAAGTTAGACCAATTGATGGCTGAATTTGAAGAAATCATGGGCAATGGCGATGCTGATATGGCCGATGACGATATGGGCGCCGGCGATGACATGGATATGGGCGACGGCGATGACATGGATATGGGCGATGACGACATGGCTATGGGTGATGACGATGAAGCTATGATGGAAGCAATTACTTTGAAGAAAGTTTCTGTAACTCACGGTGATAACGGTCAAAACACAAAAAGCACAAGTTTAACCAACAGCGGTCAAGCTGGAATGGCAAGTCGTCCAGTTAAGTTCAGTGGTGCTAGTGAGGCAGTTCCTACAGGCCCTAAAGGTGCTAGTAACTTCTACTCAAAAGGCGAAGGACAAGTAAAAGGCGCTGGTTCATTTAAAAACGCTCCAGCACAAAACAACGCTGACTTAGAAAAGGCTCCGGCTCCATCAAAGTCACAAGCTAGCGGTACAAACACTAAAAGCCCTGTAGCTGAATCACGCAAGCCAGTAAAGCGTATTATTAAGTAAGGAATCTGAGAGAATGGCTTTGTATCTCAAGGAGCACTTAACTTTTGACCGTGCTAGCATGGTGGTTGAAAGTGTAAGTGAAGGCGATAAGAAAAACCTTTATATGAAAGGAATTTTCATTCAGGGCGGGGTAAAGAACGCTAACGAGCGTATTTACCCCGTTTCCGAAATTGAATCCGCTGTACAAACATTAAACGAACAGATTACAGATGGTCATTCAGTATTAGGTGAAGTAGATCACCCAGATGACTTAAAAATCAACCTAGATCGTGTATCACATATGATTACAAGCATGTGGATGGACGGCGCTAACGGGTTCGGAAAGTTAAAGATATTACCAACTCCAATGGGGCAACTAGTTGCTACTATGCTGGAGAGTGGTGTCAAACTCGGCGTTTCAAGTCGTGGCAGCGGTAACGTGGACGACATGAACGGAAAAGTAAGTGACTTTGAAATAGTCACTGTGGATATTGTTGCACAACCAAG